AGGTTCTGAGTCATTGGCATAGAATGGAATCTCCATAGTAGTAGTACTAGTTGCTGAGAGACCCTGTATATACGCCTTATCTGAAGATGGTGTATTCTGTGGCCTAGCTCCCTTGCCAAAGAGATAGTAGCCTGTATCTGTGGGCAATCCAGAGAGAGTGAATGTTGAAGCCTCTTGTGACTTCTGAGTTACTGGTATACTAAGGTTAGCATCCCCACAGGTTAAGAAGATATGCCCTGAACGGTTAGCCCCAGTTTGATTACTCGATAAAGCGGTCAGGTATAACGTGTAATGGTTCTCAAGAGTATCCACTGAGGCAACGGATACTGAGCACCAATCGGGAGCACTACCCACATGGGGAGTTTCTGGCTTTTTAGACCCATCACTACCATTTAAATAGGCCATCACAATGATTTGAGCAGTATTATATTTATCACCACCTAAAGGCAATGTGTTTGAAACCATTTTTATGTATCCACTATAGGTTACACCAGCCTCTTGAGTTACTGTGAGATTGATTTTATTACCAGATTCATTTTGGGCAAATGTCAGAGTAGCAGACCTTGAGGACCCAGTATTTTTTGAATAGTTAATTTTTACATCTAAGTAACCATCTCCAACGGTAACTCCTCCCCAAATAGCCCAACTTACGGAGGCTGAGCTCAAAGTACAAGAGGGTGTAGAGGTTGAAACTACTTTGCCATTTACCAGTTTCCTTTTGAGGGAAGTGATACGGTAGGTTATAGTACCACCCTCTGAAGATACAGTATCTGTACCTGTATCTGTAATGGTACGTGCTAGTTTGAATAATGTTTTTTCTTCCATATCTTTATAAGTTTTTGGTTTATAGAAAGAACTTTGATATTGTAATTTACCAGAAGGGTAAGTAGGGGATGAGAGCTAGGGATGTTTTATTCTCTGGCTTCTTTGTGTGTTATGTGGGCATGTATGTGGTGTGGGATATCTGGGTATGCCTCTAATACGAGGTGTCAAAATTTCCTGGTACTAAAAATGTGTATTTGCCTTCAAGGTACCCCTTAATGTGAGGGCTTCGAAAGTTGTGGTACTAAAAGGGGAGTACGGTTACGTTAAATTTAACATTTGAAAATAAAAAGTAAGGGACAAACATTTTATTTATCCCTTTGCTTTCTTTTAGTCCTCAAAAGTTTCGTTATCGTCTTTTAAAATTTCTTTTAAAATTTCTTTTATATCTTTATAGCATTGAATAACTAAATAAGCTATAATTACAAACAATGCTACATTAATGATTAAATATTGTGTAAATACTGCCATATCTTTATAAATGATTTATTTTAAGTTAGTAGGGGAAATATTTCCCCTACTTTAATTTTGTTTTACTTCAAAGAATTTTTTACAATTTCAAGCCCTTTTATTAATATCTCTTTCTTTTCTTCTTTTGTGTTTTCGCTTGCAATTGAAGAAAAAGAAAAATCATTTATAACATAGACTTGTTTGTAAAAGTCTATAAATCCGTCAATTAGTTTTTTATCTGCATTTGTTGCAATAGTTGAAAGAAAATTGAAAGTAACATTTCTGAACTTTTTTCTCAAAGACTTTATCTGTTTTTCGTTTGCTCCCAAAAACAATTCTTTTTTATAAATCTCTGTTTTTGTCCCTAAAGCCGTTTTAAAAAGTCCTTGATTTTTTTCTTTGACTGACTTTAAAACATCTAAAGCTATTATACTATTTGCTTTACTGTTTACTACATTCACTTTGTTAATTTGATTTTTCATGATTAAATTGCTTGAAAGTTTTATTATTTATTATTTATTATTATTACCTTTTCAAATAGACTTTCAAGACTTTTTAAACTATTCTAATAAGGTATTATTTATTTCGTTTCTGTATTGCAAATATAAGAACTATTTTTTAATCTACAAAATTTTTAGAAAATTATTTTCTTAAAAAGTTTTAATTAAAAATTCATTCAAATATCGCTTTGTTTTTCTCACATTGCAAATATAAGAACTATTTTTTAATCTACAAAATTTTTCAAGAAAAATTTTTGAGAAAATGAATAATTTTATTTTCAAAATTATTTTTGTGAAAAATTCATAAAATAGAAAATATTGTGCACTTAATATTTGCACTTAATATTTGCACTTAATTTTGGGGTTCACAAGGGAAATCTTCACACGCTTTGTAGTGAGCATATATGATATGTATAAGGATATTCTATGCCTGTCCTCTAGGAAGTGTGTTATATACCTGTATATTGATAAGGCCATTAATGGACTAAGGTGATAAAGAATTAAGGCCCTTAAGATATATCCCTCTATAAAACCCTTGGTCCTAATTCTATAAGGCCATATATGGACTATGGTAAGCCTATGGGGAAAGGGGTTTCATAGATTAGCCTATAAGGGCTTACTAAGTTAGCGTAAGTAAAAACCCAGGTACCTTAGTTAGGCCCTGGGTTAGGTAAATTAGTCTAGGCAAATAGTACTGTCTGAGTCTAGGATTATTATATGGTCTGATTGGTATATAATATCCGATGAGACCTGTTTTAGCTTATTGGGTTGGTAGGTTATTATACCAGTATAGGCATCATATAAGAAAGTATGTAAGCCCTGGGATAAATCTATTATTGATTTCCTGTTGTTCCTCTAGAGTCCAAGTGTCTAGAGATGGATCCCTGAGGATTTGAATTAGGTATTCGAAATTAGTTTCCATTGTAATAAGTATTATAAGATTAGTATTCGCAATATTCTCGTTCAAGGAATATATTGAGATGCTTGAAAAGTTTGATACCTGGTATAGGACCATCCTTCTCTTCGTCCCAGGTAGTGTATTCTATTAGAGGTTTATCATAGCCTTCGATTTCGGTAAGAGAAATTACCCAGGTTTGATTTGGAGTAAAATCTTCGATAAAGGCCTTAGTAAAGCCTTGAATGATTCTAGAATACTCATTGGAGAGGGCCGTAAGGAGATGGGTTAATCGGGTTTGTAATTCATCTAATTTCATATGTTTATTATTTAAAATGTTATTATTACAATGCAAATATAAAAATAATATATTATATATGCAATAACCCTAATTGCCTTATGAGGTACCTAAGAGCCTTGAAGGTTAGATTGCCTTTATCCCTCTAAATCCCCAGGGGCCATTAATGGAGATTGCCCTTTACCTTCCCTACCTATAACTAATATATAATAACTAATGGCTCTAGGCAATCAAGGTACCCCTAAATCACAAAATTGTCCTAGAATACAAAAATTAATGCTAATATAAATACTAAGCAAATAAATTACAGAGTTACTAGGAATATTACCTAAATATGCCCCATGAAGGCCTTAAATCCTATAAACCTTTTAGCCCTAAAACCTAATATTTTAATTGCCCAATCACAAATCCGATTACCTTTCCCCAACCAATCTATTATATAATAGCTATATAAAATGGCTGCTCAGGCAATCGGATTTAGGGGCCATTAATGGTCGGATTTATTTGCCTTTTTAGGCCTTTTTGAGTTTGCCTTTAAAGTGTGTAGTAGAGCTATATGGTATAGTGGCTATATAGTGAGTTGAGTGGCTTTGTATAGTAGAGGGGTTATCACTTGCCTTGTTTGCCTAAATCCCCAAAACCCCCGGCGAGGTACCTTGATATGTATTATGGTATATTGATTATGTATGTAGTATAATAAGGGGTATATGTGTATTAGGTATTTTATTATATGTACCTTAGTTAGGATGGTAGCTTAGTTAGGCTCTATATGATTTTCTTTTTATTTTTGTGTTGGGTAGGGGAGTATTGGGTTATAGGTGGGTTAGTATAATCCTATATGTGTAGGATACTAAGATTAGTGATGAGGTGTATAGGATTAATATTAGGATTTGTGATATTATATACCTTAATTTGTTTGTTGGGTGGTGGTGTTTGTAGGCTTGGTATATTTTCTCATTGCGTATGAGGGTTAGGATGGTGCCTACGGATAGTATTATTCGGATTATGTGATAGATAATATTCATGGTAGTGATATTATATCGATTATGGTTATATCTGTTAGGTTTACTTTAAGGATCTCTCTTAGCTTTAGCCTTATGTAGGTACTATGTTTATGCCATGGGTTTATTTCTTGTTTGGGGTAGCGGAGGTAGGTATTAAGTTCCTCGGTTCTGTACACTACGTTCATTTCTTCGCAGAAGCCTTCGGTAGTCCCAGGTAATGGTCCCGGGACTTCGAATGATACTAAGAATCTACCTGATGTTAGCATAGTTTATAGTTCGTTGGTTAGTATTCTTATATCGGTAAATTGATTCATATATTCCTCTTCTGAGGATATGTCAAGGCATTTGCATGCTATGTAGTGGCCGTACATTGATATACCTGTTTGATAGCCTTGGTCTTCGTTTAGGAAGTTAGCTAATGGTATCTTGTCTACTGAGCATATCTTCTGATGACCTGGTAAGGTTTCTGAATCCGTATATCCTACAAAGTTATAAGTATCAGTGTTATCGGTCAGGATAGCAAATATCTCGATTAGCCAGTTAAAGTCCTCTAGAGGTACTCTGTCTAACCATTCCCATCCGATTGGGTATTCGTTTATTGTTATTGTTGGTTTCATGATGTTAATTGAGTTGAGGGTTAAACATTTGTTTTGGTTGGCCTAATAGGCAGCAATGAGGATAACCTGCTTCATCGAGGATTCCCAGTATAAGATATCGATTGGTATCTCTGGGAATTTCGAAATAGAAAGCTGGTTTCATGTCGCCATCTATGAATGTAAAAACTATCTGAGTGTTTTCTAGTAACCCATTTAGTTGTACATGAGAAAGGTAGTTATAGATAGCTTCCCTTTGATTTCTTGGGTTTTTATCCCATGAGATGAGCATATCGTCATACCAATTTGGATTATCGCATAGCTTTTTAAGTTGTTGTTGAATATACGGTGTCATGATTTGAAGTAATAATATAAGTCCTCGATTAGTTTATCCTGTTCTTCCCATATAGTATCTGATACTACGTATTCTGATACGAAATAGTTATAGAAAGGCCCAAATAGTATTTTTAATACTATGTCCTTGAGTTCGATATTGAGTTGTTCCTCTTCTTCGGTAGAACTGGGTTTGATTGCCTGAAGTTCTGCCTTATAGGATGCCGTAACGGCATCCTTTAGGGTCTGAATATATTTTGGGTTAGTTTCCCTGAGAATATTTATTTGTGATTTGAGTTCTTTACTTATCATGGGGCTTAGCGATTATGGATATAAATCCTTGTGGATATTGAGTATAGAATAATTGATAGTTCCCTGTGGGCAAGAAGACTTGCATTATATTTGCAAGTAAGGGATAGATTTTCCATTGGTTCTCCTCTAGAAACTTGTCCCAGGCTTCTGATTCTTCGGGATAATTTCCAGAAAGTTGAATGTGATATTCCTTTTGTTCCGGAATAAATAAATTGGTTACTACCTGAATTTCGTCTGATTCCTTTTTGTATTGAGTAATAGGATACCAGATGCCTTCGGTTTTCCATTTATTGAGTTGGAACAAGGACATGCCCTGTTCCAATACGTTTAAGAGTTTATATAAGTTTACCATAGTGATTATTTATTAAGTTGTCTAATAAGTTCTGATGCAGCCAGGGAATCAAAGAGTTGGATTTCTCTTTTGTCGGATTCCCATTTTTCGAGAGCATTATATGTTGCCGTATATTGAGATATCATGTCCTCATCTTGTTCCTCGTCCTGGATGAATTCCCGGAGATGTTTTTTGAGTCCAGTAATTATGTAATCCTGATGTTCTGGAGTTAATTGAGGAATACCAAATATGATAGCTTCTACCTGTGATGGAGAATAATCATAGTATTGGTCGTCAGCACCCTTTGTTAGATCCATGTGGGAGATAATGTTTTCCTTTAGATTTTCGAATAAGTCTTCCTCAGAAGAATATACGATTATGTAACCAGAGATATAAGAAGCAAGTAGATCATCATCCAGATCAATTGAGTAGACCCAGATATGTTTTGAATCCTTGTTAATCCAGAGACCATCAGCGTAGTCGTAAGTAAAAAATGGGTGGGCAACAAGCAAGTTGCGGATTTCGCTTAAATTTTTTAAATCATTCATAACGTCTATATTAAAATTGTTAATAAAATAAAGTTTATTTCTTTTCTCTATGCAAATATAAGAATAATATATTTTTTATGCAAATAAATTTAAAGGAGTCCAGGTTCTAGGTTTTGATAGGGATTTGTACCTGGACTCCCTGGGGATATATTAACGGATTTAGGGATTAGTATAACTCATCGGCCAATAACGGTTCATTATTTGGCTTATTTAGTTTCTCCTTTGAACGTCTTGTAGCCCAGTTCTCATATAGTGTATATTCAAATGTACGCATAGTTTCATTATATGAAGCATATACCATTTGTTTACGGGTTATTCTTTTCTTGTAAGTTTTCTTAAGATTAGCAAACCAATCTAGATACTCCTGTAAAGTATTAAAGATTTCTTTACGCCCGTCTAAATCAGGATTATAACGGGAAGGTCTTACCTTCCAGATAACTTCGATATAACATTGATGCAAAGTTACGTCTATGGTATATTTGCACCAGGTACCACCAAAGATGGTACCTGTAGTGAATTCTAGTTGACGAGCAACTAAAGGTCTTGGGTTATAAGTTGTCATGCTATTGAGAAATTTAGTTGGAAAATCCATTGGTTTCTATCGAGTTGATTGAATGATATGAACATACCGTCATTGTCGGTAAAATCATTCATGAATCGAATTGCAGCATCGGCAATTTTATTTTTCAGGGTGAATGAGCCCACTGTTATCATTGATTCAAAAGTGAATGAGTAATATGTAGTCTCATACTTATTAAATTGATTGATATCAATGCAGTAAAGATTATGTTTATCCTCTAGATTAGATAAGAGGCCCATAAGAAGATTGTAAAGGTTTCCCTTTTCGTCTGAATCCAAGTTGAATGTAGATTTCTTGTCTAAGAAATTGCGAACTACCTTAGTTAATTGTTCGTCTTGATTGTAAGTTACTGAGTTGGTTTTCATATTTTTGTCTATATTAAAATTGATATGCAAATATAATCATTTTTATTTTAATAGAAAAATATATCCCTTTTATTTTTAAAGTGGCTGAGGATGTGTACACGCTATAAAAGGCAGTGGATTAGACTGCCTTTCAAATTTAGAGAACCAGGGTATTCTTGGCATAATTGCAAGCATCCTCAAGGATATATGGAGCAGAAGAGCATAAAGCAGCATAGCCAACTCGATTCAAATCATGATTTTTCTTTTCTAATTCCTCTTTGATTATCTTTTTAAGAGATTCCCCAATCTTCTGAGATAACTCTTGAGATTGATAATAGATTCTCAATTGGTTGATAAGGTCTTTTAGGGCTTCATCACTGGGTGTTAAACATTCAGCCTTATCAAGATCTAGGATTCCATCCCCAAGGTCTTTCCAAATCTCAAACCCAATATGAATTATCTCTTCGGTAAATCCCCCGAACTCTTCATATTCGAGTTTAGTACCCTTATCAAATCCCCAATAATATCTGACTAAAGGTATCAGATATCCCGTTAACCTTTGGGGAACTAGATTCTCTATACAATGGTCCAAAGTAATTGTATAGACCTTATCAGGCCTCAGTGTTACTGCTATCCTGCATATTCGCTTTGTTGTCGGGCTCATAATAATGTAATTTTTGGATTACAGCTTGAATGTAAGTATTCTTTTCTCGGTATTGAAAGATAATCGAAATGAGTACTTCATCTTTTGGTAGCAGCATTTGAATTAAATTCCCGGGTACTACTAAAGTTGGTATACATTTGCAGTCTTCCCTGGAAAAATTCTCGATTATCATTTCGGCTCTTTTTATGGGTTCTGGCTTAGTTGGGTCCAAAGTTAGGATTGGAGCAGTTACGCATTCCTTTAAGCCTTTTGTTAAGGCCTCATGTAACCATTCATCTTGAATAGTTTCGGCATTTAGCATAGTCATTTTAATCATATCCGGAATCTATTTAATGTCCATGTTTCGTATAAACAATTTGCTTCTTTGTTCAAGTTTGGGGTTTTAGCCTTACTAAACACCCAAATCTCATAATCTCTATATTCTAAAGCCAATCTACTGAACTTAGAAGTTTGAAAGATTATTAGACTTGAAGTTCTTGATAGCATGTCAGCATGGCAAGTCACCTTATCCGAAGTAATCTTATCCTTAAAAGCCATTAGTAAACTCTCATCTGACTTTTCTTGATTCTCCGTTAGAAGTTTGATAAACTCTACTTCTACATCCTGATTCATGTGTACCTTTCTAAAGGCAAATTTTTCTTTATTTTCCATACTCATCGTTTTTAGATAAGAACTCTTGAGCTAGTTCATCTTGAGTTCTTTCGATTATATTCTTTACTATAGTTTTATTCTCTACTCTAGCCCACATATGTAGCATGCCCAATTGAGCATCCATATAGCAATCTATAAGTGAAGGATCTTTTTTGAATACTTCCCACTGTTTTACGAAGTTCATTCGAATTAAGTCCCTGTAGTCATTATCCGATATACCCTCGGTGTCTATATAAGTAGATACCCTTTTTCTTACTTCCAAAAGGATTTTCTCTAAGTTTTCGGGTAACTTGAACTTATCTGGCAATTGGTGATATACTAAAGCATTAGGTACTAATTCTTCAAATGTAAACTGGTTATCAAAGATGATTCCAGGAAATCTACCCGAGAATATTAGTGGTACCTTATATTGTAGTAGGGAAGGTACTACATCATATACAACGTAATGTTTTTGGTATTCCTTATATAGGCCAAAATATAAGTTTTCATCGAATATTCCAGATCTCCTCATCATTGCTAGTAGAGTATGATAAACTGTATTAATATGCCGATTGTTTAAATTGAATACCAAGTTACCATCCTTAATAGCAATGAGTTCCTGGCAACATCTTTTTCGTTTAAATAAGCTCATGTGATTAAAATGTAAAGTTAATGTATATGTCTCGATTTCCCTTTAAGAATGTCTCATGATTTGAGTCTTCATATTTATGACAGGCATAAGTTTGAGTAGCTCTATCAAAATGGTCTCTTACCCATACTGGTGCAGTATCGGTGGGTTTTAATTTAAAGTAAGTACCTTGATTAATCTTATTAACCTTAGTTTTCTTGTAGTCTTTCTGTATTCCCATTTTCCTCAAGATTATTTGACTTAAAGCTTCATATATGTATTCTTCTGGACTTTCCTTTGTATTAGGAAAAATATTCATAAAAGTAGTAAATGTAACCTTTTCTACTTCTCCTTGAGGATTAGTCATGAGTAAGTGTACCCGATTATTAGCAGCTAAATAAAAAGCATCCAATTGATAAAGGTCATCAAACATCCTTATTTTAATAGATTCAGATAATTGAATATGAGGAACTCCTCCAGATTTAGTTCCCTCTGGGTCTAGAAAATCTTTCCTACAAAGGAAAGATGCCATTAGTTGTTCAAGGTTTTTCATATTTTTGTCTATATTAATATTAAAATTGATATGCAAATATAATTCTTTCTTTTTAAATATGCAATAATCCCATATAACTACGGTAGCTTATTATTCCGGAGAAATTGAGATGCAAAAGAGCTATTGTCTTCCTCTTCTGGTAATTCTTCTTCGTAAGTATAGAGTTCTGGGTCTTCTTCATCTGGGTCTATATTCATCTCTATTTCTCTTCTCAATTCATGATGTTCCTTTGAAAATGAAGCCATTGCCCCCTTATAGTCATCCGTGATTTGCATTAGCTCGGCTTTATTCAAGTTAAACCCCTCCTTACTGGTATCTACTCCCTCTTGTTTAGTAGCAACAACTTCTGGTAAACTACTGAGGTCATATCTTGACTCTAACAGTTTAGCTTCTTCGGTTTTATCCATTACCCTTTGGGATTCCAATACAATTTGACGGGCTTCTTCAACTGTGATAGCATTTTGCTGAGTCACATTGTTCTGTTGATTAAATTGAGCAAATATATTAGTAGTGCTCCCTCCAGTAAGATTACGTACAATTGATTGAAGTGAAGTAGAAGATTCAAGTTTTAATTTAAGTGCTTTTCCTAATTCAGAAGATATGAAAGGTACATATTTTCCACCCTGAGACTCTCTCAAGATGTTAACCTGATGGGCTATCTCCATACGATCTTCCAAGGCCCATGCTAGTTGTTCTCCCATTAAAGCTTGCAATAAATCTTCTGCCTTATCTTTATCCCATATTCTAGAGCTTAATAGCCTATCCCTCATAAATACACGTATGTAATTAATATCTATGCCCATACGATATGAGAAGGTATTAATATCATAGGTAATACCACATAATACACCATTACCCATCAGCCATTGATTGATAATGTAATTATGTATCTTCATCAAAAGACTATCATCAGGATTCTTTTGATATTCTAATGCCATAGCTGTAGTTCCCATGGGTCTTGGGAACCTTACTATCTTACTTTCTTTTTCTGACATACAAATGAGATTTTTCGGATATCGGAACTTTCATCATAACCTCTATACTCTAAATCATATCTTACATACAAATTCAAAGATAGGTTATAGAAATATCCCCTATACTTTTTCTTATTCACTGATAAATTAAAAGGTTCACCAGAGATTAAGTCCCTGGTGAATATCAAATTACCTTTCCCAGTTATTGGGATTTTAAGGCAAAGTTTATAATCTCCTACCTTAAATTTATTGCCATGAAGGTCTAGGATTTCCTTTGCCATATTTTACCTTTTTAGGATTCGAGGGTTTTTTGTCTTGTTTACTACGGTAAGGGTTATTAGGCCTTGGGTCATTTTGGATAATCCCCTTTTGTTCTTCGATTAATTTTTGTACCTCAGGGAATAATTTTTTCCTCAGAGGTACTACCTGCGTAGCGAAAAAGGCATTCCATAATTTCTGAGTAAATGGTTCCCCTACCTTAAGTTTCGAAATTGCCCAGAATTTAGTTTCGAAATTCTTTATTATTTCCTTAAACCGATAATAATAGATATATCCGTACTTTGGATTTATACCTATAGTGGTGTTTTGGCAATAATCTAGAAAATCTTTACCTAATTCGGATATAAACTCTTCCCTTTTAAAATCATAGTTCTCTTGGTCGAGTTTAAATAGTTTGACATAATCTATTGCTTCCATATAACTTTACTTTGTGATTATTAACTTGGGATGTTCATCAGTTATCTGAAATAAATATCCCCTTATATCATCCTCATAGTATGAGGACCAATAAACCCTTCTAATCCGAAAATTATCAAGGATTGCCCCTTTCGGTATGCCCGTAACATAAAGCCTATGCTTAGGCATCATAGGGGTTATTTCAAATTCACCAGTAGTGAGTAAATTACCATAGGTACCATAATCTGGCATATTACCAGTAAAACCTGTAGGTTGTAATACATCCATTACTAAGGTGGTTTGTGGTAATTCTCTTTGATTACACTTGATTATCAGTTTCGATTTACCTATATATAGGTCTTTTACTATTGTCCCAAACATCTGTATATGATTATGTGAGTGATACCATTTTTCTTGAAGTAGAATTGGTTCTGTGAACGTTCCTCTAACTTCTTTAATTCTCTACGAGATTCAGTACAAATTCTTTCTGACTTCCGAAGTATGTCAGATAGATTATCCCAAATAGGTGCCATAGGTTCTACTGGACCTGCATAAACAATTTTGTGTTTAGCATCAATCTGAGGATATTTTGATTTGTACTGATACTTACCTTTGAGGTAAAGCACATTATACTTTTCTGGTTCGTTTCTTTTTGCGTTTTCCATTTTTGTTATTGTTAATGTAATCGGATATATTATCGAGTTGACCTAAAAGCAATGCTTGAATAAAGATGTGTATAGGCCTGAAAAAGAAATTCCTTACGTTATTGGGATTGATATACCAATCGTAAACTATAAAGAATTTCTTAATTTTAGAATGCTTAAGTGAATGCTGAATTAGCCAAGATTTACAACATCGTTTATGTAATTCGACTAACTCTTTATCCTGTTTTAGCATCTCCTTATCAGAGAAGATAGTGTAATCCATTTTGTATGAATTAGAGTGCCCGGAATAAATTACCCGGGCACTGGGTTAATAAAGGGTTATGCAACTTGTTCTGGTTTGAGAACCTTTTTCTTAAAGTCCTCATAGGCTTTAGCAGCAGCCTTAAATTCTTTGGAATTGGTGTCCTTGATACGAGCCATTGCAAGTTCCAATCGATGAAGTTCGTTTCTGGTTTGTTGTCTCCATTTCTTCCGAGCAAGAGTATCAACTACATCCTCCGGATATACGTATTTAACTTCTCGATTGGAGATTACCTGTTCGATGATAGAGGGTTTTTGTTGTTCCTTTACTTCCTTGACAACCTGTTCTTTTTTGGAAGTTTTGGTTTTTGGAGAGAGTTCTACCAATTTAGCATTGGCAAACTTAGTGGCAGCTTCTTGAGCATCTTTTACCAATTCCTTTTTAGTCTTTTTGGCCTTAGGAGCAGAAGCCTTAGTAGTCTTAGAATTTTTAATTCCTTCAAGTTGTTCAGCAACCTTAGTTGCAACGAGGTTAGTAACCTTGGTTTCATTCTTTTTCATAACGTCTATATTAAAATTGTTAATAAAATAAAGTTTATTTCTTTTCTCTATTCTCTATGCAAATATAAGAATAATATATTTAATACAAAAATATTTCTATATTATTTTTCTATTTGCCCAGGTTAATCGGCTAGGAAGTCGAAGATTTCTGGAGGATAGTTAATTTCGTCCTCTGGGTCATTTAAGTAATCTTCGTAATCCTCATTATATTTATCGTAGAGGTTATCTTGTGATGTATTGAGTACCCTTGTACATCTTTCAGGATGTTTATTTACGAAGTCATAAGCTTCTTGAGTAGTCATTACCTTGTCTGAGATAAATTCGTAGGTTACATAAGAATAAGTTTCACCCAATCTAGAAACTTCATATTGCTGGTATCCAGATTTCTCAATCTTATAGATTTGATTTTCTGGAATCGTTTCTATTTCTACCCTATATTTATACCATTGCTTCTTTTTCTCTTCCCTTGGTTTAATTCCCAGGCTATCTGAAAGATAATGTAACCTGGTCAAGGGACTTTCTAAACGAGAAGGAGCAATGCTCACTTCCTCTATGGGGGCATTATTCTTACTCCCTAAGTAAAGTAGCATTGCTCCTATGGCAATTAATAAACCCTTAGTTATTTTAGTTCCGGAGTTCATACCCAGTAGTTTTAAACTTATCTTTGATATTCTTTGCCAAGTATTTACCTTTTGATTCTGCTTGGTGTAATTCATTGCAAACCTCGTAAGGTACCTTATCATATCGATATACCCTATTTCCCTTAAAAGCAACCCAAAGTTGTTGTTTCTTTGAGTCATACCCATATCCCTCAATATTAGAGGATTTGCAAGGAATCATTTCAACTCCCGTGTTCATTTCTACTGATTCTAAGTATTCGTTCTTTTCCATGTCTATATATTTAAAATTTTAAAAGTGTTAGTTCTGGGTGAAATTTGAGATTGGCCTTTTGGAATATTGCCCAAGTACCAAGTACTCCTTGAGAATTGTTATGTACCCATTCATCCTCCATCCTGAATAATATATGGGAGCATACCAGCATTTGGTATTCACTTAACATATTAATCAACTGAGGAGTATTCTCAATCTCTACGTATAATTCAAGATGTTCATCTAATGCCCGTATAATCTCGTCATCTTCAATCTGAAGGAATTTTTTGATTAGGTCTTGGGCAATGTTATTGCCCTTTTTGACATCCTCCTTGATTGAGTTGAGAGATTCGATTTGAATACCAGCAATGAGCTTTACAATGTCTTTTGTTTCTTTGTCCATAGTTAAATTTTTCTTTATGCAAACTTTATGCAAATATACTAAAATTATTTTATATAATATATTCTTTTTATAAATACGGAGGTAAGTGTTAGCGGCTCTTGATTTCCTCTATATTTTCCTTGATAGAATCTGGGAATACCGCATCATCTACCCATCTCATAAAGAATTTGGAAGGCTTCTTTTCTGGGTTGAGAAGTAATTGCCTTTGCTCTGTAGAAAACTTAATACGTTCGTCTTCTCTCATATATTTAGGAAGTTTAGTGAATTCTGCCTGAGAGAAGGAGATTACGTTTTTACCAACTTGGGCCCTTAATGGTTTCTTCCTTTCCTTATAGAGATATGGGATAATCTTTTTCGAGGGTCCCCCAAGAATGCTAAAACCAAAGATTACCATTGGGTCAAATTTATCTGCTTTTGGGTCCTTAGCCCGTTTGATACATCTTGCCATCCAAGAAAATGAATTGGGATATTGCTTATTGTCTGTTGCTTCTCCCACATCTTTTTTATTAAACTCAAATCCAGGAAAGTGAAATAGAAAATCTTCAGTAAGGATAAATACAAATCCCAATCCCCTAAGATATTTAATGATATCTTGTTGGCTTTTACCCTCTTCAATCATTTTTTCTACATCTGCAAGAATATCCTCCCTTGGTGATTCCAATTCCTTAGTTGTAGACCCTGCAGGTCTTCCTCTGCCCACATTAGGTGCCTTAGCAGGCAATGTACCAGATAACCTATCTAAGTATTCTTTGAAGTTATCAATATCTTGTTTATTAGTAAGAGTTACTTCTACTCTTATGGGACCGTTATGCTGTACCTTTGGACCTGAATTCATCTCGGTATAAGCATCTACCAACCTATCTGATAAGGGAGTACCATTCTCTGATAGTGTAGTGATTCTAAGTTTTGGTTTATATACTTCTTGTTTCATTTTTTCGACTTAATTAGAAAATAAAAGGCCTGAACAATTTTTATATTGCCAGGCCTTCTACCATTATTAACGAATACTCAAAATATGATAAGTAAAAGTAAAAAGTGCTCTTATTAATCTTCTTCTTTAGCGGCCTTCTTATCCTTCTTGTCTTTGGCCTTCTTATCCTTCTTATCGGAAGCCGGTTTTTCTTTTACCTTTTCTTCCTTCTTTTTCTTAGTTTCCTTTCCCTCCTTGGGAGCCTTACCTGAAGCAAGTTTTCTTTGCTCCATACGATATTTTTTCTTCTCAGCCGAAGTCATTTCTCTGCCATCGATGAGAGGATAATCGTATTTGGTAGCTGTTCTACCGCCATTTCCTTTCTTTTCCTTTTTCTCTTTGGCAGCCTTCTTCTCAGCTTTTTCCTTCTTCTCTTTTTCCTGGAGTTTTACCAATTTCTTGTTGTTCTCTTGGTCAGCTTCAGGATAGGCAGCAGCAACTTTGTCTCTTTCCTTATTGAGCTTGTTTACAAGTTCGGTAACCTTTTTACCATGTTTCTTGTCTTTGGTCCAATCCTTAGTAGGGTCCAACTTGTTCTCTTTAAGGTAAGCATCCAAAGCTTTCTTAGCCTTTGTGAGTTCCGGAGTCTTGGATTCCGGTTTACTCTTCTTTTCTGTTTTCTTAGCCATTTTCGTTTATATTAGGTGAATAATTGAATTTCCTATTTACATAATACCATAGTTATACCTTCCTAATTTGGGTTGGGATTTCTTTAATTTCTAGGATTTCTAAACTGCATTGTTTTAAAACTGCCTCGAGTTGAAGTATATCTTCTACCTCTTTCCGAGATAAGTCAGTAAAAGTTTGTTCAAAAGTTTCTTTTTGTTCTCCTCTTATAAAATTAAATTGGGCAACGATATAAGTCCCATGAAGTTTTTTGTTCAAAGCCCCTTTAAGAGATATGAGTTTTCTTTTCAGATAATTACTCTTCAACCTATGGGATTGGTATTCGCCTTTCTTACCCTTACTAAGAGCTACCTTTTTAAGGTACGAAACATAATCTAATTCTCTGAGAGTTTGATTAATGTTTCCCACTAATAATCTTAAGTCTTTTTCCATTTGGGTCTTTGCATTACTTGGTTAGATACTTCCTGAGTTTCTTCTGATAGCATTTCTCTTGCCTCATTTATTATATTGATGGCAAGTTCCCTTTCATCTGGTCCCAGGTTTAATTCTTTATCTTCTAGTACATCAGTATAAGTATTTATTAGATTATCCAATGCAAGTATTCGAATATTCTTTCGAATTGCTAATTTCTCTTCTTCCATGGGTATAAAAAATTAAAGCCCACTACCTTCGCAGGCAATGAGCTTTTGGCTGAACAACGTCCTAAGTGTAGAGGTTATTCATATGAACTTAAACTCTAAATTTATATAGCAGACATATGGGATAGTAGTTAGTAAGTTAGAGTTTAATCTTCTGATTCTTCCTCTTCTTCTTCCTTAGCCTTTTTGTTTTTCGGAGAACAAATAACGCCATGTCCTTTCTTAGACTTAACGGTAAGAGTTCCCGGAACGAATGAAACTGAAGTTGATACCGGTTTGCCATCCGTAACCAATACAGAAGTAACCACTACACCCTGATAGCCTTCCTTGTTCTTAACGGCATAACCAAAGTTCATTACCTTGGATTTGTCGTTAATGGAAATAACGTCTATTTGCTTGCTGTTAGGACGTTGTTCAGCCGGCCGATTCTTGAGTGCCTCTTGACGAGCTTTACGTTTAGCTTCTTTTTCTGGGTCTTTTTCTTTATCCCCTTTCTTCTTGGAGTCTGATTTCTTTGTTGCCATAATTTTTAATGTTTTATAAGTTAATGGTTATTATAAGTAAACTTCTACGTTTATTAATAGTTGATAGTAAAGGTAGGGAAATTTCCCTACCTTCTTTTAAATCTTGAATACGGTTACCAGATTACTTTTTCCCTTTCTTGCCTTTACCTTCTTTCTTTGCCGGCAATTTGAGACCGAGTTCTTTAGCGATTGCTTTACGGAGTTTTTCGATGTCGTCTTCATCATAATCGTCTGGGTCAGTTTCAAGGTCTTTGTCGTCGCAGACATCCTCAAGTTCTTCAAAGTCCATTTCGGCAAGTTCTTCACCGGTCAGTTCTTCCTCTTCTTCTTCCTCTTCGGAATCATCATCATCATCTTCCTCATCGTCATCATCCGATTCCTCTTCTTCTTCCTCTTCGGAATCATCATCATCATCGTCTGATTCTTCCTCTTCTTCTTCCTCGTCATCGGATTCAGAACCAAAAAGGTCTTCGGCTTCTTCGGCAGAAAGCATGATAGGAGCAGGGATAATCTTTACTGAGCCGTCTTCGTACTTAATGATGATTGCACCATTGATTTCTGTTCTGGAAACTTCTTTCAGTTCCACTTCTTTTTTCTTCTTAGCCATTTTCGTAATGTTTAAGTTGGTTAATAATTTATTTTTATTTATATCACTCTGTTATAAGTTTCTTTACCAGTATGGATTTCTGAGTATACCCAGATTTTAATAATTCCTCCTGAGCAATATTGAATTGTTTTATCTCATCTAGAGTTGTCTTTAATTCTAATTGAGATTCAATTGTTATTGCCTGAGAAGCAAGTTCCTTGTCACCTTGATAAGTGACTATCTTAAACTTCTTACCTGCAAATGGGTTTGCTGGTTGATGTGCTGTGATTTTAAAACCTTCGTTATTATTCATTGCTATATTTAATTTTAGTTATCCCAGGAATACCCACCTTCCCAAATACTTCGGTATAGGGTTTGTATTTCCCTTTTATCATTGTTTTATAGTCATCGGATAATCGAATTGGATAGACCCATATTTTATTTTCTATCATCCTATTTGTCATTATATAAGCATAAGACCTTCTAAGTTTAATACTCTCTAATGGAACAAACCCTTGAAATAATAAAGACTTCTTAATAAACCTTTCTTTAGGCAAATACCCTAAAAATTTAAGTGATGCCTCATCGAATATTTCGAGCATATCCCTTTGTGCTTTGATAAATAGTACCTTTTGCATTGGGATGTTCATCTTCTTTCTTAAATATAAAGCCAATGAACTTACCAATGGAGGATACTGCAAGAATAACAGATTGAATTTATTTTTCTCCTCTTGACTCAGCCTGTTGTAAATCCTGTAGGATAGCAAGATTGATTTGTAATCTCTTTTGCCTTGTATACTTGGGAGATATGCCTTGCCGTTGTCCATAGAGTTTGATTGAGTACCTTTCATTGAATTCCTTTTTTCCTTTAGACTTAAAGACTCGGTGCATTTGTACCATAAATCTTCTTCGTCGGTGTTTATCTATGTGATATTCATCGGGCATTATGAACTTCCTTGCTTTTACGAATTTACCCTTAAACCAGAATTTAGTACTACCCTTTTTAAGAAGTTTACCATTCATATCGGATAATTCTCTAATGCCTTGTTTTATAAGTTTCCTCCCAGATATTATATGGATATACTGAAGAACATCTACACCATAAAGATAAACTAAGGTAACCTTTACTTGATGTCTAGTAAAGTATGGTATACCGGTTAGATGTTTCCTATATAATTTCTTTTCAGTAACAATCTTATTGGTAGTATCTGGTCTCCAAGTCCATATATAATATCTATCTGGTCGTATGGGTCCATTGTTACTTTCCTTTAGCTTTACCATTTATATTCCTCTTTGCCATTCTATACCAAAGATTGATAGATTTCTCATTTGCTTCGGGGAATTTCTTTTTCATTCTCCGAATAACTCTATCAAGTTCAAAACCTTTTGCAGTTAATTCGAATACATAAGATTTCTTTGTACCCTTGATAAGATTAAATTCATCCCTCTCTCTTGGTGGTTTCTTTTCTCGAGGTTTCTTTATCCCAGGAACTCGTTTGGTTCTTCTTTGCCCATTTTCCCCTTCTTCTCCGAGAAACCCAAGCCTTAATCGAGAATTTCTTAATGGGTCATCTTTCGAATACCCAATATTTTCTAATTGCTTATCCATCCAATCGTCATATTTATCAATTAACGATTTATCGGGCTTTTCTTCTGATACATTGATATAATGTAATAAGTCAAATACCCCAGCAGAACAAGCATCAGGGAAAGGCATCCCTAATATGATAGCCTTTCTCTTTAAATCCTTATAAGTCATGTTTCTCCCAGAAGCACCAAGGAAATTTGATTTCTCCTTGGATGGGGCTTTCATGTCTTTTCTACTCTTTTTTGCCATATCATCAATATTTTAAATATTCATTTATTTTCTTTGCAAATATAAGAATAAATAATTTAATTTTATCTTATTTCTCTATTTATTTTTATAAAAATCCGAGGTTTTTGCTCGGTTCGCAGCAGTGGATTTAGGTTTTTTATGCTTTCTCTTGATATGTGTGTTATAAGCCATATCCAATTTCTTAATATTGAATTCTATGTTGTTCACTTGATTATAGTTTACTGCTTTTTCCACACAGCAACGGTACTCTGGCCAGAATTTTTGTCCAAGCTTAACAGATTCGGTTTTAATCATGAACTTAGATACCATAAAACCAAAGGTATCAGCATCATCTTTAGTTTTAAATACATACATGTAGAATCTACTAAATTCATCTACTACTTCATCCAAAGGTCTTACTGGTAACAATAGATAACCATCGGTATATAGGTCCTCAGATATTAAAGCTACCCAATACTTTTTCTTTCCTGGTTTTACTTTATACCTAAACCTTTCCTTGAGTTTAGTGTGCATCCAATCCGGTACTCTATTAAGTAGATATTTGATGTATATCTTATCTTTTTTATTCGACCGTCTTTTAAATGCAGAAGGCTGTTGTAGCATCCTTGGAAGTATTCTAAAGTTATTCCACCTATCAAATTCAAGAATTAATCTTAGAGTATCTATGTCCCATTCATCCTCAGACTCCTTTAACCTCTTCATGTTTCTCCCTATATTTTTAGAGTTTACCTTTGGGAGTAATTGAGCTGAGTCTCCTGTGAATAAGCTTGCTTCTTTTCTTTTTAATCGTTTCTCTAAACATCCCTCCATATAATCTTGGAAATTCCTCTCACAGGGGCAATCTGGTCGAAAAATAGAAGTGTGTTTCTCAAAAAAATCCGAGAATAGCCTAAAGAATTTCTCTGACCGTTCCCGGATTTCAAGATACTTGTAATGAGATAACTTTAAAATTTCACCAGCTTCCCATGAAGATTTACTTTCTGATAGTTGAAGGAATAATGATTGTTGTTCTTTATCAATTAAACAACTCCAGGCTTTTTGTTGAGCTTCGTTCATAACATTAAATTCTTCTATATCTCATTATACTATCAATTGCTTCATTGGTTATCTGATTAGGATCATATTCCCCAGAATTAGCATAAAGCTTATCTGGGTCATGATTTAAATATACACTATAGATAACGTTGTCAAAAGGTAACCATACTTCCATTCTTCCCATTTCAGGGTATATAAGAACTTTTACTCTTTTACAAAGATGGTCAACCTCTAATACTGTAGCATCTACTCCCTCATAGGGATAACCCCGTAATACTAAGTAATCTCCAGGCTTTACATTGACTAAATCATCTACTGAAAACTTCTTATTCTCTCTAGCAATACGTTTAAATCGCCTTACTTCTTTTCTACTACAAGTAGCCACTAAAGAGAAATCATCAAAGTCTTCTGCATTGTCAATCCTTACCTTTTTCTTTCTTGGGTGCATTGTCTCGGTATTACGTAACCAAGTTCTGATACCAGATATATTTCTACGTAACTTATTAAGAAATGGCCTTGAGAATGCTAATTTAGTTGGCATTCTCATAAAACCGTAATTGAATAATACTGGTACTTCTTCGAATACCATCTTACCCTTTGTGGTTTTTCTTAATACGTTTACCATAGGAATAATTGCCTTGATTTGGTCATACCCCTTTTCTTTGAGTTCTTTATTGATTTTATCACAGTACTTCCTTTCAAGGTAAAATATACAATATGAGTATGGGGTATGCTTCTTCATAGGTTACCGGTTTTTAAGAATTAACTTAGCTTGTTTATGTACTAACTTATAGTTTACATTCTTCAGTATATCACTAGCCATGAATACATAAAGAATCTCACCTATCTTTGGTACATCAATTACCATAATATTGGCTTTATCGAATAGGGGTTTATAGAATACGGAAGATAAATCCTTTCCAACTACAAAGAAAAATTCTTCTGATGGCATTGAATTATATCTCATACAGAGTATGGGAACTTTATTTGCTCTTTTTGCATCCTTAGAAGCTTGTTCCCAGAATTTCAATATATCGCATCCCTTATTACCTAAGAGTAGATGTTCAAACTTAATCTCTTTATAATTCTTGCATTCGATAGATATCTTACATCTATGAGCATGCCTTTCATCAGTACAGGTTAAATCGGAAGTGGAGTCCTTGTTTGAATGCCAAGCTCCACTCCCTGCTCTATTCCTTTCAAATTTGTACCCGGTCCATTTCGTAAAAAACCCGGCAATTTTTCTTTCGAATCGATTCCCTTTATTCTTAGAGTTCATAATATAATGGTGTATTGTATTTTATATACCATTATAGCCTCAACTCCCAAAGAATTTCTTAATTACAAGCTCTAGTTTCTCTGAGGGTATATCAAAAGAAACCTTCTGATAGTCTTTTCTCTTTACTAAAGTAATTCGAGACTTACTGATATTTCTGATTATACTTTTATTTCTAGTACTTCTCCCATCTCTTGACATTTGTTCCATATTCTCTTTATGAGTTCCCCAATATAAATTCTTATAATAATCATGGGTTGAATTATTATCTATATGGCAAACTTCAGGTTTATTCTCAGGATTGGGAATCCAAGCCATAGCTACTAATCTATACCTATATACTTTGACTCTAATATTCTTGGAATCGTATAGCCAACAATAATACCTATTGAACCTATGGTTCAAGTAACATTTTATAACTTTCCCATCTGATAATCTGATTATCTTACCTCTTTTAGAAACCCTATAATTTGGGTAATCAGTTAAATTACTCTTTTTCATAATTTAAAGTAATTGGTACCTACTCAGGCCTTGGGTCTTTTCCACTTGCAGAATTTTGGTATTACCAAGAGGAAGTGAATCTAAGTGGGTTATCAAGAATAGAGTTTTCTCTTTGAATATGTGACGTATTAGTGAGGTAACTACTTCTACGTTATCTGAACTTAAAGATTCAAATACCTCATCGAGAAATGCTAAGTTAATACCCTTAGAAGCCGTAAGAGCTTCATTCATTGCAAATGCCATTGCAACATTACATAATTGTTTTTCTCCACCGCTAAGTTCATCATAATCAATTATTTGCCCATCCCTTTCAATAAGAGTAACAAATTCTTTTCTAGCAGTGCCCAAATCAATATTAAATTCAATCCTAAATCCCAATACCTCTGAATACTTATCAAGGCATTTATTTAAGAACTCAAGGGATGAATCAAATAGATAAGCCTTAATCCCATTATTACCCAATGGGTCATTAATTAACCAGTTATAATTCTCTAACTCTAACTCTTTATTGTGAAAGTCTTCATCAACCTTCCGTAAATTCTTCCTAATCTCCTTAAGTTTTTGTTTATACTTTGGAGACATGACCTTAAGCTTTTCTTGCTTGAGCTTAGCCAGGTCTTCGTCAATAGAAGCAATATCAGAAGCAATATCATCACAGTCTGATTTTAATTTCTTATACCTATCATTTACACTACTAAGTTCTTCCAACCTTTCTAATGCCTCCTGATACTCCTTATCGTATTTATCAAGGTCAGAGAACGCTTTATATATTGATTTGGCATCACGTAATGCACGTTTGTAGTGACCTTCTTCTAACTGTATTACTAATTCTTTAATTACTTTCTTAAGAGGTACATTTGATAAATTCTTGGCATCTTTTATCTTACCCCTCAAATCAAGGATTAGTTCATTTTGTTTTTTAATCTTTATCTGAAGCGAAGCATCTACTTCATCCTTGATTTGTTTTTGTTTTTCAATTAGTAGCTTAGTTAGCTTTTCTCTATCTTGCTTTAACTCTCTTCTTTCTTCTTTGATTTTTTGCTTGAAGGATTTTTCTCTATCTCTCATATCGAAGTAAGCTTCCTTGTTAGCCTCTAATTCTTTCTTAAGCATTTGAGACTCATGCTCTACCTCGTTTATTTGAGATATCAAGTTATTTTTATCTTGTAAGGCAATGCCTTTAGCAAGGTTTAAGAACTCTAAATCAAATACTTCTTCGAATATCTTTTTCTTATCCGAATTAGATTCTTGTATAAGTCTCTTTATACCCTGACCAAACATGATTGAGTTCATAAACAGAGTATATGATAAACCTATCTCTCTGTTTATAAAATCCTGTATCTTCCCCTTCCCTTTTATATCGACTATATCTCCATCTTTCATGAAGATAAGTCTGTCTTTGCCTTTAGCACCATCATCAAGTACTTCCTCATACTTTTGACATCTAACTATCTTATATGTATGAGAATCTTTCTGAAAATATACTTGTACCTTAGTACCCTTGTAATCTTTAGGCCTTACTTGCTTCCAAGTATTTACCTCAGAAACACCCTTTAGGTTTTTCCCATATATTGCCCATACCAAGGCAGAGAGAATAGTTGATTTCCCTTTCCCATTTGGGGCCTTGATAAGTATGGTACAAGTGGGGTTTAATTGTAGATGTAAGGATTCTATTGAACAAAATCCTTCTGCCTCTAAGTTTAAGAACGTTAACATGACTCAGCCTTTTTAAGTGTTTCAATTAATAGATTAGTTTTAACCTCATCTTTAATACCTTTCTCTCTTAGGTATCTCTTTGCTAGAGACTTCTTAGAAAGTTGCTTAGTAATCTTATGTTTGTTATTAACTGGAGTACTAGCTTTTTGAGGGATTACCGTATAATAATTGCCATCATCATTAATATCCTCTTCCCTTTCTACATCGATGAACTTTGGGAAATTTTTCAAAGGTACAAACTTCAGAGACAAATCTTCATAGATTTTCCAATACCCTAATTCACAATCTCTATCGGTTCTCCTTTGATGGTTAGGTGCCCCAATCATATAAACCTTCTTTGATAATCTTTGAGGTTTGTGTATATGACCACATAATACTAAATCGAATTTATTGAGAACATTTACATTTAAGTTTTCTACGGAATCTATCTCTCTACCATCGGTATCCTTTGCACCGGGATAATCAGTGTGTAGTAAAAGAATATTCTTTTTACTTTTATCTAATTCTAACTTCTTTAAGTATTCACTTAGACCCACGTTATTATCAATATAAGGAACCCCATATACCATAATATCTTTATGTGTAGAAGATAGTTGGGTTTTTTCATAATCTAATATCATGATACCATACTTCTCTACTTGATAAAGCCAGCTAAAGGGTTTAGTACCAACCTTACTTATTTTCTTAATATCATGATTTCCAGATATGGCATATATCCAAAATCCTTCGATTAGTTCATTATAACATATCTCTGCTAATTCTTGGTCCATTGTTTCGGCCTTATGAAATAAGTCTCCACAAAATAATGCAGGACAGTTAAACCTTCTACATAATTTCCGTATAATCGACAAAACCCTGAAACTATTCAGGGTCCTGTGATTGTTCTCATTAAACTTAGCCCAGAGATTAATATGCAAATCTGAAAAGGCTATTGCTATTACTTCTTTCCCCATATCCTATCTAAATGGTAATTGATTTGTTCCGTTCTCATACCTAAATCGAGCTCAGATATACAAATAGTGGGTATTTCCCAATTTGCAAGCAATTCCCCCATAAGAGATGATATCTGAACTTGGAAGAATCTGTTAAGTATTCTCTTACCATTATCTTCCATTGACCAATGCTTATAAGTATCTAGATTTAATGGTAAGAAGATTGCTACATCACATTGATCTTCCATTAAAGTCTTACATTGACAGAAAAAATGTTCCATTTCACATTCTGGTAAAGTTCTTGATTGCTTATACCAAAAATAAGCAGCCAAATCTGCATAACTCCTATCAGTTACGAAGTATTCCCTATCCTTGAATAACCTATTCCTTTTGTTCAGAAGTTGAAAATCTGCTTTATACATTGCCTCCGAACCGAGGGATAATATTTCATTATGTGATACCCCTTCAGTAGCAGGTAATAAATCTGACATACTACCAGAAATAAAAGGTAGATCTTCTCTCTTAGCTACATACTTAGCTAAAGTAGTTTTCCCTATACCTGAGGGACCTACAAACATTATACGTTTACTCATGATGTAATTCTTTAAAGGGTTTTATAAATTCATTTGTCAAGAAGGATGCTAAAGAGTATTCGATACAAAGCTCTTTGAATTTCTCATACTTAAACTTCTTTTTTGACTTAAGTGGTAATTTCTCTAATGGGTTATGTCTTACAAACCAGAAGAGGTCAATCAATTGCTCATTCCTTTTCCATATTTGAAGATATTCTTTGTTCTTACTCTGAGCAATGAATTTCTCAATCCTACCTTCATCGAGTATTTTCCTTGCCTTTACTGGACCTATACCAGGAAACCCAGATATATCATCGGAAGTATCTCCAACCATTGCTAAATATTCTACTGTCTCATGAGAATGATATCCGAATAATTCTTTGCAATTATCCATCCTTATCATCTCATCTTTTCTGGGATTATATATCCTCAGGTTATTTGATAGCAACTGGTTAAAGTCTTTATCCGATGATATAAGTATCATTTTCTCGGATTGGAATTTTTTAATTGCAAGATATGCTAAGAAGTCATCTCCTTCATATACTGTAGATTTCTTTTTATCGAAGATATAGTTAATTCTTAGCATACCCAGCATTTTCATTATGATTGCCTTTTGCTTTTGCAATGACTCATAATCTATTGATATATTTTTTCGATGCCCCTTGTAATTGGGCAATAACTTCGTCCTTACTGGTGAATGACCATTATCGAATGAAATATAAACCCCATCTGGTTCAAATCTCGTAAGATACATATGCAGGGATTTAAAAAATCCAAATATTGCTCCACTGGGTTTTCCATCAGTAGATTTAAGTTTTTCGAACTTATGGAAGGATTGATGGAGGGTATTTTCTCCATCAATCAATAATATTGTTTTCTTACTCATACTCTAAAATCGAATTCATAAAGTGAAACTTCTTGAATCTTTTCGTCACCAAGATAGATATCAAGGTAATTCTCAGCAGAACTATAAGCATCTAAGTATCTAACTCTTGGTTCAATTCTCAAATTCTTTTTAAGGTATTCTTTAATTACTTTCTCTATACCCTCTACCTCCTTTTTATTCATCTTCTACCTCCTCTTCGTCTTCCGATTCGTTAAATGATTCATATTCTACTCCATCTACTGGATATAAATTAGTAGTCAATGCTACTATCTTCTTTCTAGTTGTACCGATAGTATTTATCTCGGCCTTCTTTAATAGTTTACGACGAAGTTCATCATCCTCTTCCAAAAGCTTTTGGAATTTCTCTTCCCCTCTTGCAAGAGTTTTTCCTTTGAACTTATATACTCCACCTGAAGATTTTTCTATGATATCATTTTCTACCAATACATCCTCAAGAGCATAGCATCTATCAAAACCTACTTCATGGAACTTAGGATTGAAGTAAACCGGGCACTTACTGATTGTAGGTCTTGGAGGAGCAACCTTATTTTTAATAAGTCGGATTGTGACCAATTTACCAGCTTTCCGTTCTTTACCTTTCTGTTTAACAGTGATAGACCTGCCTGAGTAAAAGGCAGCTCTGATTGAAGCGTAGAACTTAAGTGCTGCACCTCCTGTAGTAGTTGTGTTATCTTTTCCGAATCCGACATTTAAAGCAGTTCTTAATTGGTTAATGTAAATCTGTGTAACTCCTAATCTATAGAATAATTCACTTCTGATACGGAAGTATTTGTAAAGAGCTTTTGCTCTACCTCCCATTTCAGCCTTACCCTCTACCATTTTAGAATCTATGTTATCTGCACAATCCATAGCAGCAATAGAATCTATCACTAAGAGAATCGGTTCATTATTAGTTAATTGAGAACGAAGATAGATTGCTAAGTCTGCTACAGCATCAGAAATATATTCTATACGAGTATCATTTAATACTGTAACTCTTTCTGGGTCTACTCCATTAATTTCTGCCCAAGAGTTCATCCAAGATTGTTCGGCATCTACCCATATGACATGTCCTCCGAGTTGTTGACAAGTATATGCAAAGTTATAGGCAATAAGAGATTTACCAGATGATTCTTCTCCAGCTACTTCTAAAATTTTACCGAATGGTATACCACCACCAAAGGTATAGTTGAGAGCAAAGAAGGTTGATGGCAACCATAGATTTGATTCTACAGTTTCTGAAGCCAATCTCATCATGCCCCCATATTTCTTTAATATCTCATTTTTTGTTGGTACCTTTAAACCCACTTTCGATTTCTTTGCCATAATGTAATGTATTTAAACTAAAGAAGGTGATAACCGAACGAATCTAATTATCACCTTCGAATGAAACCATATTATTATTAACCCTTAAATATCCGATTTGTATTTTCTTTTCTTTTTCTTGGGTTCATCGTCTTCCATGTAATGGTCTTTGTGAACTCCCTTTTTCTTTTTCTTCTTTGGATTATCGTTCTCATCATCACCGTGGTCTTCATTTAGATACTGTGAAAGTAAATCTTCCAACTCATCATAGGATTTGATTTGAGAACGAACTATACCCTCAAGGTCAATTGTACCTTGATATTTCTTGTCCAACTTAGTTGGTTTGCAAGCACGAGCAGAATAAGTGGTGTCTAGTTTACCAGACCCTGAACGTATTATCTTAATATCATAACCAGTTTTTGGGTCGGTCATATCACCTGCCTCATCTTCATCAAGGTAAAGGTCAATGATATCCTGGTATACTGAGCGAGGAACTAAAACTCCCTTATCTTTGCCTTCGTAATCTACCTTACTACCCTTTTCATCTGAGTAAATGATACCACCGATAACATATCTTCTTCTTGGTACCAGGTTCTTGGCAAGTTCCTTGTCATCTTCATCCTTGGAGTTTTTCAATTCTTGGTATTTCTCCATGAATGGGCAAGGTTCATCAAAAGTAGCCGGAGATATAACTCCTCCCAAATTGCCACCCAGGTAGAATTGAATAATTTCGATACCCAATTCTTGGTCATCACCCGGAGATTTAATTCTCATCCTCAGAGTTCCCTCTTTTGGATATACTAACCCACTACCATTTCCCTTGGATTCTAGCTGTTTCTTTCTAGCTAGCATCTTTTCTTTTGTAGAAAGTCCCTCTGATGAAACTTTCTTTTTCTTCTTGTCTTTTATCATAATGATTAGTTTTAATTATTCGGTTCTGAGTAAACTACTTCGTTCATACTCAATACGGTAAGAACGTTTTTCTCTAAAAGTTGTTTGAGAGCAGGAGATAGTTTGTCCGTTTCGAATTCAAGTTCTTTACCTGCATACAAACCATAGGTAACTATTCTACCTACAGCAACCAATTCTCGGTAGGTTTTGTATTCTTCGGTAATTTCCCCACTCTTTACTACAACCCCTTTACGAGGAACTCCCTCTTTTACTTGTTCAGGGATAATCAAACCAGATTTAGTTTGGTTTACCTCCTTTGGAGATAAAATAAGTACCCGGTTTTCTGTAGGGCATCCAGGTAATTCTTGATTAAATTTCTCAGCCACAAGAGGTGAGATAAATGTAATTGAATAATTCATATTCTAATACTGTTTTTAAAAGTTAGTAATTATTTATAGTTCAATGGGTTAACCCTTTCTTAGATTCGCATTAATAGTTCTTAATATATTCTCCCGACTCTCATAAGCTTTACATATAGCTATGAACTTATTTGCTTTTTCTACAGCTTTTAAGTATCTTTCATAAATGGAAGAATACTTCTTGTTAAGATTTGCCTTATGAGAAACATATTCGTTATTCCACCTTTCATTGGCATCCTTATAATATACCCAAGCATTGGAATAGGCTTCATCCTTTTCCCTTGCTAGTAAATCTCTTTCCTTTATATACTTATCTCTAAGAGAACAAAGAATATAATAACTAGAAGGGGATTCTCGTAGCTGAGAATTAATGATATTCTCATTGATAGACAATTCTTTTTGAATATCAATTTCTAAGGTCCTACCCTCAAATTTAACCTTTAGTTTTTTTAGCTCCGTCTTCATAAACTTCTAATAGGTTTTTAAAGTCTTCCTTACTAAATTCGCCTTTACTTATAGCATTAGATACTTGAGCAAAAGCCATTTGATAAGCTAAACTCATACCAGGCAATCTAAGAAGAGATTTATAGGGACTAATCTTATCTACTAAAGCTCTTAATCGTAAGTCGCATAAGTTATCAGTTCCCCCTCTATCTAATAATACTAAGAAAGCTGCCCAATAAATATGAGTAGCATCTTCATAAGCAAGTTTCCCATCCTCATCAGTGGCCATTACTTTAAAAGCCATATCCTCTAATGTAGTAAGGTTAGTCTGTAATTGATGTAATTGGGTCTTTACTCTATTGAATAACATCTTTTCTTGTCCACTTACCTTTAAATTCGTAGCATCCAGGTATTTAAACAGATTCTCAATAGAATAACCCAAACATCCTGCAACCATATAAGTAAGGGCAGTTAATTTGCTTGCATTATCAATCTCTTTCTGTGTTGCCATAATTCCATAAATTTATATTATTTATGTAGACATAGTATCTTCTCTTTTCGATTCTGTTATAATGGTTGATACAGATTCTGAATGCTTTATATTAGTTTTACAATTAGGACATTGTACTATCCTAAAATAATCCCCAGATTTATTATAAACCCCAAAAGTTTCACTGGTATCATATTCAAATTCGCAATCACATACTGGGCATTTAGCCCTCCATACCGTGGGCCCGTTTAAAATCTTCTTCATTTCCTTAGTTTTATGTTATTATACCGTAATATTTTATATAATACTCCAGTTGATATACCGAATTCTTCTAGTATATCTTTTCTTGGTATACCCTCTATATACCTAGAAATTAATAATTCTACATTTACCTTACGTTCTCGTTCTTTACCAACAAAATAGAATCTTTTATCTTCTATACACTGACCCATATTCATCTTAGCTGTACCCCAATATAAATTACCTACCCGATTATCCTCTGGATTGTTATTTTTATGACATACTTGAGGATAATTGTTTGGGTTAGGGATGTAAATAGAAGCAACTAACCTGTGTCTATAAAAGTTCTTCCGTTTACCACCATCTCCTACTAAAGAGTTAGATAAATAACCATTATCTTTCATAGCAGGTTTTACTAATTTCCAACTACCAGTAAATTTCGAGTATAATTTTCCAGTACGGGATATGTAATAATTACTAAACCCGGGTATATTACCCTTTTCTCGATTTTTCATATTCTCGTTGATATTTATGGATTTCCTTTTTATATAGTTCCATAAATACTTCTGGTGAAGCTGCACTAAAATTACCAATTTTACGAGTCTTAAACTTATGGTATTCCTCCATGTACTCTTCTACCGAAAAGTCTGGTTTTAACATTCTAGTATAATCATATCCGGGCATAAATGGTAATTCTTCTGCCATAGACCGGCCTATTGTAAAATCCATTGATAGAGTTACGTCATCAACTTGAAATCCGAAATACCTTTTCGTACTTGGGTTACGTAGGATATTCCAGATTGTATATACAGTCCAGGTGTTAATATCTTGAGGTTTAGAATACATATATACAGCATCATGTACTGTACAAGCTTCTTTCATCATGGGTAATTTACCTTGTCTCATTAACCAATAAACAAGGATAGCTCCAAAATTAGTCATATTTGCTGCAGCACCTTGACATGGGAAATTAAGTCCCAAACGGATGGCATAAGCAACTTCTTGTTTATCATTTGAGTATATTTGGGGTAATCTTCTCTTAGTACCAAATAACTGGGTATAATATCCATGCTTACGAAGGAATTTCTCTTGTTTCTCTTTGAACTTAAGTATCTTTGGGTGTTTCTTAAAGAACTCATCCATCTCCTTACGAGCTTCCTCTTTAGTAACTATAATACCAGCTTTTGGGTCTGATAATTTTACTGCTAACAAAGCATCTCCAATTCCATAGATAAGCCCAAATGCAATTTGCTTAGCTTGTTTTCTCCTAGTCTTCCAAAGCTTATGGTCAGGGTGACTTTCGTCTTCGTATATTTTACTGGCTTCCTCAATTGGAACCCCATATTTTGCTGCTGCTATACCAAGGTGAGGGTCTACGCCCTTTGCAAATGCTTCCAGATAAGTTTCATCACCTGATAAATGAGCCATCATTCTTAACTCTGCCTGTGAGTAGTCGAATGCCATATATAGATAACCTGGAGGAGCTACCAATTGTTTCTTAATATTTGGGTCTACTGTTGTCTTTGGGATCTGCTGCATATTTGGGTCTGCAGAACTAAACCTATTAGAGTCAGTACCATGTATGTTATATCTACCATGTAATCGAGAATCATCTTGTACCTTTTCCCACCACCCATAAATATAAGTCTTATACATTTTCTCTAACCCTCTTAGTTCGAGAAGTTTATCCAAGAATATTGCCTTTGGTGAATCGGGTTTTTTAACTGTTAACCTTAAGTTAGTTAGGGTTTCTTCATCTGTACTTGGTTTACCAGAATCATTATCTTTAATTACATCGAAATGGAATCCATCCTCTGAATACATTAGCTTAGGCAAATCAACTGGGCTACCAAGGTTAATGGGTCTTATTAATTCCTGTTCCTTTTTAGTTGTAAATATACCTGCCTTGATATTCGATATTTTCTGTTCCCTTAATGCAATCTTTCGTTTGTCTTTTGGGTCATTATAATCTAACTCCTCAAGTTCAGCTTCGATAGATTGAATATACTTATCAATCTTTTCTTGGTTGTACTTCTTTTCGAATTTTTTTACTCTTGGCAAGTCATATATTGCTTGTCTAGCAGCATCTATTTTTGGTTTATATTCTTCCAGAAGCTTTTTATTGAACTCAGTATCTAGATATAATCCCTCTTTCTCTACTGAGGTGAGTACTCGTGAATTACACATAAATAAATTACGGAATACCGAATACATACCCAAATCAATCAACTTCTTTTCAAAGAATAACATTAACCTAAGAGTATAATCCGTATCTTGACAACCGTAATGGCAAAGTGGGTCTAATTCCTTTTTATCCCATGGTATCTTATCAAAGGCATCTTGCTTTTCATAATTACCATACTCTGGTAAATACCTTCTTACCATTGACTTTAAGTCATGAGGTTTTTCCTCGTTGAGAACATATTTAGCAAGCATCCCATCTAAACATGTACCTCTGTAGAATATATGATACTTCTGGTTTACCTGGTCGTCAAATTTCCAGTTCCATGCAACCTTAGTTATCTCATAATTCTCAATTACTTCTTCCCCAAATTTCCTTAACATCTTTTTCCAATTCCAACCTGGTGAAGTATAAGCTTTTGTTTCGAAATGGTCTAAAGGGATGGAAGCACCAAACCCAGGCATCCAAGATACAGAGAGAATTGTAGGTTTAAAACTCTTATTATAAATAGGTTCTGCATTCGTTTCATAGTCACAGCAAGCATAACCAGTTGCTTTGCAACAAGCAATAAGTTTCTTGAGTTCTCTTTTATTTCTTATTATTTTATATCTTGTCTCCATTATCTAATTCCTTTCAATACTTGATGGATAAAATACCTAGAATAACCATACTTCTTAGATAATTTCTTAATACTAAGACCTTTATTTGAATCTTCTTTTATTGAACATCGTTCATTATCCGAAAAAGTATGAATGTAATTAGAGCCCTTAAAACCTAACTCATAATTATGCCTTAAATTCTCCGACCTAGAAATAGCCCTTAAATTAGAAACTCTATTATCCGATTTTATACCATTTATATGGTCAATATCATAGTCTTCTGGAATCTTACCAATCCAAGCTTCATATACTAATCTGTGTATATAAAACCTTTTTCTATAAAGTGTACTTTGTAAGTAACCATTTGATTTAAGTGATACAGATTTTTTCTTCCAATTATTAGAGACTATAAAAGTAGTACCTCTCCTACCATTACCTTTTCCTTTAACACCAACCCTTTTAAGGGAAGTAAAAAGGGTACCCCTTTTAGATATATAATATCCAGGGTACCCTTTTATGTTAGAATACTTAGTAATCATCCTTTAAATCATCTAAATTACAAGATAAGAAATGCCAATCTTTTTTATAAATGTGTAATGAATCTATGGTATGATACAAATACCCAGGCTTTACTCCGACCTCTTTAGCTACATACTCCATTAGACGCCAAGCTAAATATATATCGTTACCAAAATGTTGGGCGAAATCCGAACTTCTTTGGTGATAGCAAATATGTAATACCTTCTCCCCCTTACCATTCTGACGAATAAGAAAATCATAATACATAGAGCAAGGAATACGTTGTCTACCACCATAGTATAAGGTATCATCATGATCAAATATTGGTATAATTGCTTTTCTTGTATCTGGGTCTCTCTTTAAAAGACGAACTATATCTTTTATTAATACTTCACCCATTCTCTCATTGTATGTGTAATCGAACCTACCCTTATCATCAAGGAATTGTTCCCATAAATCTTTTCTTAATTTCCAAGCTTCTCCTGGATTTATATCATTAGGGGATATTCTTTCTTGGAACTCTGCATCTGCCCATTCTCTTGAATGAGAGAATACGAATAACCATACCGGGTCTCCCAATGAAGTTAAGCAATATTGTTGGCAAATGAGTTCTTTAGTAATAAAATCCTCATTACCTTCAATGACTTTATTTTGATAGGTCTTTGGTTTTACAAGTTGACCATAACTGTTGAGTTCTCTGCCCATTTCGGACATTAACTCAAAACTGTTAGAATATATCCTCATATTATATAAATATTTAATTGTATGACATTGTAGAATTAACCCAGGTCATATGCCAGTAGCGAAATACAAAATCATCGAAATCCTCTACCTCTTTCATTAACAAGGGTATATCTGGTTCTGCACCGTTCTTTTTAATCTCTAAAACTTGGTAATAGAATCTGTTTACTAATCCTATCCGCCTCTGATTTAAAAATTCCCTAGCTTCCATTGTTGTTCTTTTGTTTTAAAAGTTTCTTCTTATAGGCTTTACGTTGAGAGTAAGAAATTACATTCTCGGGATATTCAATATCTTCGTATTCAAGAAGTAATTCTTTTGCTTTCATTGATTTATATGTTTCTTCATATAAATCTGGTCTGAGCACTTTAAAACTTCTAAAGAATACCTTGAATGAAGAGAATTCCTTCTCTGTACCCTTTTGGAATTTCTTCCATATTTCTTTTATTCTCTTATTCCAAGCATTCTCTTCTGCCCCCTTAAGTACCTTCTTCAATGGCTTATGGGTATGATACATTAGAAGTGTCTCCACATTTCCGTACATTTGAGTCGCGAATAGGTTGATTTGTACTGACTGATCCGGACCATATACGTACTCTGACATTCGTTGAATTAATAGGAAATCGAATATTAACCTCTTGGTAATCTCCGAAGCCCGAACTACCATTGTAATAACTGGGATGTCCTCTCCGAATCGTTTTGAAAAAGTCGCTGCTATTAGACATTGCTTTCCGTTATCATGGTGATTGTTAAACATATAGGTTATATTGTAATTCTGAGAGTACTTATTTCTCAGTACTCTCAGTTTACTACGCAACAAGTCAAGCTTATTAAAGTCTATGTAGTTATTCAATAAGCTAGTCCACTTAGTTTCTTTATAATTGAAACATCTCCCATAATCAAATTCTGGGTCTACCCAGGCATTGCGTATCTTTATGAATACGTTATACACTACTGCTACCCCACTATTGGCAATAGCCCCCTTTGCAAATAAAGCAGGCTCTAATCTTAGGAATCCCTCATTGAGTTTTTCCCATGCTTCTTGTGAGGTAGCAAATTCTAACGAATGGAGGGACTCCTCCGGATTAAGTTGAAGTCCCTCTAATTTATGGTTCCATCCTGACATGTTAATAATTGGTTTGTTGCCTCCATCTATTGAGACGCTGTTTTTTAAAGAATAAACCGAATAATCCGAGAGGAGTAAACCCATTCATCGCTAAGAATCCCATATAGAGATAGAAAGCTTTTACCAAGGATTCTTGAAAATCTATTTCCTTAGTCATCACTTGAGTTTGTTTCCATGGTCTACATTTAAGGAAATTTCTAGCTTTATTGAGTTCATAGATTACTTCCCATAGATATAATTTCTCAGCTTCATGGGATAGTTCGTTCATCTGGTGAAAGCCTGGAGTATAGGAATTTATATGTTCCCACTTACCTTCGTCCTCATAGAAATCCTCTTTACGGATAATGTCGAACTTCAATAAGTTATGATAATCTGAATATTTGATTACCAGTTCTTTAACCCCAATAGCCATCACTTCAAATAAGTCTTTTGCTTTATTATAACTAAGTATATCTTCAGGAAGTATATTTGAATATGCTAGAAGAGTAAAGAAAAAGCCTAAAGCATCTGCTTGTTCTTCATTTGCATTAGCAAGAGAATTCAGTATGGATTGATGTTCTTCTTCGTTGAGCATCTCCATATTCCATCCATTTTTACTGCAAAGGTCAAATACTTCATTGGTAGATTCAAAGCCTTCAGTTAGTTCTTCGATTACCCTACCAATAAAATCCTTAAGTATAACTTGGCTCTTCGGGTTATTTATATCTAAGGGATATTCTGGTAGTGATTCTATTTGCCTATACCCATTTAATTGTTCTAACCCTAAGGTATACATCTGTGGGAGTACCTCTGTTTCTTTTATATTGGGCACCTCTTCTCTTATGTTTCTTACATCCATGTTTATTTATTTTGAGATGAACCAAATCCCTTATCTCCTCTACTTCCCCACATTTGAGACTCAGTATAGAATTCCCCTTGTTGAATCTCTTCTGGCTCTGTGATGTAGATAGGAACATGTATGAACTGTACAAGCTTCTTGCCACATTCGATAACTTGAGCCTTATCAGAAGCATTATATACTCCGATATGTATCTCTCCTACATAGGGAGAATCTACTATCTCAGCTGTAAAGAGTAAACCTTGCTTAGTAGCTATACCGGACTTATTAGCAGCCATTAACATAGAGGCAGGTGGTTCAAGCAATCCCCTAATACCAGATGGTATAAGTATACGATGTCCAGGTTTTAAAGCTATATGCCTTACAAAGGCTTCACCAAAAGGAACATCTAAATTATAACCTTCTGAGTCGAATTCATTTTTAGAATGAATATGCTCTGGATATAAATCGGTTGGTACATAAAAATCTAACCCAGCATCATTTGGGTTTGCTCTGTTGGGAGATATTACCTCCCGTACTTTGATAAATCTAAATTTGTTCATAATATATTACATTTTTTTAAAAGTTGTTCAAAGGTTAATCCTTGTTGAGGAGTTACTCCGAGTGAATGACAGAATCTTTCTACGTCGTATTCACCCTGCATAAACAAATCAGCAAGAACATCATCTTGCCGTACATAATAATTTGGGTTGTTAAGATATAACTTAAACATTGCCCATATCATTCTTAACTTACTGACCTTTCCCATTGCATTCTCTATAAAGTTCTCTAATACGTTTCTTAGGTACTTCGAATTTCTCAACTGTCTTTGAGATAATTTCTTTTCTGTCTTTCCCTTTCCGAATCAAGCCTCGGATGTATTTCTTGATACCAACCGTATCTTCTAATACATCCAAATCTTTGTATTGATTCTTCTGTTCTAATTCTTTCCTTGTAATGTTCAAGTTCTGGGACATCTTGAACGCACATAGTTCTGAGTCTCCGCATAATTTACATTCTTTAGTGGATAAATCATACCCAATACCAAAGCATGGATCTCCGTTAGTACCCAATTGACTAACATCTATTGGTGTAAGTACATCATGTTTTGATAAATCAGGAAGTTGTTTCTTTTTCTTTGCCATCTCATTTTTCTTTATAAATGTATATGTTAGTAATATCATCTAGGGTTACATATGAATAACCAATGTTATTAATAAATAGTTCCCTGAGTTTAGATAATTCTGGGCAAGATTCTGGGTCAGTAGTATCTTGTTGTAATTTGATCTCTAATCCAGATCCCCAATATAAACTAAATGAATGGGTATAAACATCCGGGGTATATCTCCAGTGTTTAATAGGGGTTACCCATGCCAAATCCCTGCAATTGAATACATGTTTGGGATTACTGGCAGGTGGGTTCATCCAATTTAATATTCGGTCTATCAGTTTCATTATATATTGTTATTTGGTTTCCTTAATAATATCCAGCAGTAGATACCTGATGCGGATATTTGTATTATTCTATATCCTTCCGATTGTAATTGTATTAATCGTTCATCAGTATCTTCCCTGATACATATAATTTTATCTTTATTCATAATGCCCGTATGCTTATTAGGATGTAATTATTTCCTCCTACGGAGAAAAGTAATTACTCATAGTACTTCTAGTTAACTCTGAATAAGGCTATGGTTAGGATGTTTCTTCCATAGTTTGTCTAATAAGATTACTTTCAATTCTTGTCTCTGATAATATTGCTTCCTATGTTTTCCATGCCTATCTAAATAATTACCAGGATAGTGAAGGTCATCAAGGTACACTTTCTTTTTCGATTTATCGGTTCTTACCAAACGACCAAGGAACTGAATAGATTTTTCTTGACTATCCATACTTGCTGCGTTAAGCAAATACCTTAGCTTAGGAAAGTTTTTGCCCCGAGCAATGATTGTAGTTGATACCAAGATATCAATTTTACCGTCCCTAAAATCTTTCATTATTTGTTGTCTTAATTTAGATTTGGTATTAACATGCACATAGGCAATATTATAGGCATCGCCCAGTTTCTTTTTAAAGAATTTATATAGATTTTCACAATGTGCAATATGCTTGCAAACTACGAGAGCAGGATATCTGCCTTGATTAATATTCCATCGTAATCTGGAATATGCCATTAACCAAGCAGTATAACTGTTAGTAATCGAATCATCATATATCTCTTTATAAGATATACAATCGGATTCCCAATTCCCATACCAGGGTTTACCTGGTACCATCTTTACTACAGTTTTAGTTGAATAACCCTTCTTAATAGAATCCCTAAGTTTAAACTCGGCAAGTACCTTACCAAAGAAACATTCAAGATTCATATTCTTAACTTTATCTTTAGCAAGCTTACTCATATAGATGGTACCAGATAGTCCTATACGAATACGAGTATTGAATAACCGGGTGATTACATTCTGATATTGCCTACTGCCCCCTTGGTCAGCTTCATCTATAAGTACCATATCTATTTGAGATAACTCTTTTTGATAGAACCTCATATTACGAGAAATAGATTGAACCATACCTATTGTGAAGTTACTCCAGTTTAAAACTTTGCCTTGAACAAAAGTGATATCCTCTCCGGGTAGATATTGCTTAAATTCTTCTCTAGCTTGGTTTAACCAATCCGAGTCATTAGTTATTAACAAAGTCTTCAACTGCTTCTTATAGGATAAATACAAAGACGACATGATAAGTGTTTTACCTGCATTGACAGTGTAATCTAATACACCAATATGGAAAGGGGTATCACCTACTCGATTATTAATCACAGACTTAACTGCTTTCTCTTGCTCTGGCCTTAACTTATACTTACCTATATTCGTAACTACTTTACTGACTTTAGGTAAAGGTTGTCTCATATCTACAACTTTAGGTTTAATCCCCATTTCAATACACATATCGTATACCTTAGGAAGCAAACCTATTTTAAATTGCCCAGTCTTGGTAATGTAATGAATCTTACCATCCCAATTCTGCATACCTCTTTGCCTTGTACGTAAGTAGAAAGCATTTGGATGTCGAATGGCAAACTCATTATAAAGTTTTTGTGCGAACTTAAGAGGTAAGTCGAGTTCGCACAAATTTCCATTCTGTATGATTATCCTACTCATTTGATAATTACCGTTACACCTTTAGTAGATTTATCCATACCCATTGCTTCCTTGAGAAGTTTCATATGATGCTCCTCATCCGCAATCAATTTCTCAAGGAAATAATTCACGTCATTATAATCAGAACGTTCACTATATTGAGTAATTGCCCTTTGAATCATTTTATAATGACCAATGGTTTCTATCTCAGAATTCAAAGCGATCTTTAAAGCTTGTTCCCAAGTAGAACCAATCTCAATTGTAGGATTAATATTCATGGTAGAGTAATCCTCGTATGGGTCTGCCCTTTGTAAGAAATCAGATATCTTGTCAAGATGCCTCATCTCTACCAAACCAATACCCAACATCAATTCTGATACCTCCTCGAATCTAGAAGACTGTTGGGTATACATAATAATTGCACTTAGTTCTGAGAATTTGGCATTCTTCCAAATCACATAGAACATATTAATTATCTCATCAGGCCAAGGGTCGATATCCTTAAAATCTGGATAAGTTACCGATTGGTCTGAATACTTGAGGACATCAATAAAGGCATTAGCTGCATCCTCCACTCTGTTTCCGAAAAATTGTAAACCTTTCATATTATTTTCTTATTTTATCCCAAAGACTCCCCTCTACCCGAGGTTCATCTAAGGTTCGTTTATCTTTATTTTTATATAGATATTTATTATACCTTTCGATAGCCTTATCATTATACATCTGACTTGGTTCTGGTAATCCATTACACCAAGCAAGAGCTTCGAACTGGGCATCCAAAAATTTAAATACATTCCAATCCTTTTCATCCATTAGATTATGAATCCTAAGAAAGTGAACATATTTCTCTGGCTGATGTTCATAAGATTCATAAATACCAGTAACACTAGCAACTCTTTTTATGAATTCATCATGGATGTCTTTGGTAAAGCCTGGGTCCTTATCCCCCTTGAGTTCTATCTCGGCATCTATTTGATTAGTGATGTTGTCCTGCATAGATATTAACCTTTGCATAACATTCCGATAGTCGGTCATCCTCTTTAACCCAGTCTCAATATATTTAATAAAACCTTCTCGAGTATCAAATTTAAAATCTTCACAGAAGGTATTACATATCTCTGCAAGCTTTTTACAATTTGCCCATTCCCGAGAATTACTTTCATTTATTTTACGAACTCCCCTATGCTTTAACTTTATACGAGTTGCATATAAAATATCAGCAACAAGGGCAGCATCCCCCTTAGATGCTAGTAAAATGTTATTAACTCGCTTAGTATTCTTATTATTAGAAACTAAGACTGCTCTATGATTTATTGCCTCCTTTCGAGCAATAACAAAAAAAGCCTCAACTGGGAAGTTATCTACCTCTAGGGTATTTAATATTTCCTCAAACTGAGACTTAGTTATATGGATAGATGGTTCACGCATAAATATATTATTTTATAATATAATAGGAACTCCTTACTCCAAAGAGTTTCTGATTTGAATCAGTTCTTGATAACTTTGATACCTTGTTTGATATACTAGCTTAAGTGTTTGTTTCTTCCCCAAATCATTTACATCAAAACCCTCTGGAAGAAATACTACCTTGACTTTTTTATAAGCTACTAATTTAAGTGCGAGATTAACAGCATAAGACCTGGCATCGGGGTCTAAAAGGATAATATATCTTTGGCATTGGGATTTAAGTAATTCATTGACTTGGTACTGGCTAATAGCTTTACCCATTGTGGCAATTGCTCTATCTCCGAGAGTGAGGGCATTAAGTGCTCCTTCGCAAATGAATACCGACCTGTACATCTCCAATGCGTCATGATTAAAGATGATAAACTGTTTTCCCAAACCGGTGATGTCTTTGTCTGGGTTATTATACCTGGGTCCTTTTCCGATAACATTTCGAGCATTGTAATACCTAAGTTGTCCTCGATAATAAAACGGGATGATAAGGTACCCATATGTCGTGCCCATTGTTCCATATCCGATACCACATCTTGAAAACTTCTCGAGGTTAAAGCCGCGTTTCTTGATATATCCACGAATGCTTTTTGCAAGTTGGCTGTCTCCGAGCGAAATATTTCTAAATCCATCTGGGAGATATACGGGCTTACTTTCGGCAAGTTCGATTTTCTCTTCCTTAAACTGTAGTTCATCAAATTGTCCATTGTTCAAAAAATTAATTAGTTCATGGTACTCAGTAAATCCTTCTATGTCCATTATTAGTTGAGCAGGAGAAGGATGGGCATTACATCTAAAACAATTGGTTCTATACATAGAAAGGTTAACTCCCAACTTCTGTTCTCTCCCGCAATATGGGCAAGTGGGAATGCGTAACCATCCGTGCTTATAATCGAATGCTCCCAATCGTTTAATAAAGTATGTCCTTAGTCTAGATTTAAACTGGTTTGTTATTTTCATATCTTTTCTTCCCGCATATATTACAGTAATACTCTACATGACGTTTCTCATAATACTGGGCTTTCCTTCTCCCGCCTTTCTTAGAAAAAATTGCCCTACGAGGTCTCTGTTTAAACTCAGTCCAATGAACTGCTACCCATTCATGATAACCCAACTTACATCTAAATATCTCCAGTAGTTCTTTCCCTTTTCTTAGAATCCGCATCCGGGTTAGTATTCTTTTTAAATTGTTCATCCAACTTACTACCATATACTTCATCATATTGTTTACGTTGTTCCCTTGTAAATTCCGTACATCTTTGCCTTTCGACATCGCATTTGAATAATGCTCTACCGGAAGGAAGACCATCCCTTTGTACTACTATCTCAGCTCGAAGAATATTATCTTTTTCTTCTTGCTCAGTAGAGTTAAGACCCATGATAACCTGGGCATTACGAACAATGGCAATTGAACCAGAGATATCATTCTCATCGTATCTAGTAAGCCTATGCTTTTTACCTTCACGAGTAATGTGATGGGCAGTCCATATAATATCTAAATGTAATTCTTCTGCCAGATTCTGAAGGTCTACGTATACATTAGATATCCTTTCGAAATCTTCTCTATCACCCGCTATTGATGCAAGCTTACCAGCGTAGTCAACCATAAGAACTTTAATATCAATTCCTTGATTACGAAGCTGAATTATCTTTTCCCTTATATAAGTGGTATTAGTAATCATTGCTGGTACACGCTCAACCACTAATTCAACTCCAAACCTTGCAAGTTTCCTTAAATGCTTTGCCTCAAGTTTATCATATTCACCCGAGTATAATTCCTTCTTAGTTTTATTAATACTTGATTGAATGAAACGGTCCATAATTTGTTCTTGACCATTTTCTGTATCAATATATAATACAGACTTCTTCATTCTAAGATAACCTCTTGCAAGATTTACCATGAAGAATGTTTTCTTTGCTTTAGGTTTATCCAATATCACATTAACCGAATGTTCTGGATAACCTCCTGCATTGGTTAAATCATTCAATTGCCTAAATGGGCATGGTAATACTGAAGGTTCTGATTGCCTTCTAAACTGTCTCTCGGTAATATCTCGAATCATATATAGGGGTTCATCCTCTTTCTTAGGTTTACTTTTCTGAAGTACCTTTTCAATCTTCCTCGAATATTCTTCGTATTGTTCGAAGTTATCCAAATCAAAAGAATCATTTAAGTTCTTCATCTCAACATAGGTAGAGAACTGATATATCTTTTCTTTTATGTAATCAGAATCCGATAGTGGTATATGATAGAGATTACTTATTAGTTTATTGATATTAGGTATATCATCCTTAGTTACCAAATCCACATAGGTTTTGGATTCTAGTAACTCTTTTAATACTTCCTTTAAGATATTCTCGGAGGGCATTCTGCCTTGCTTCTTAAAATATTTTGATATACCTTCGAAGATAAGGGAGTGTTCTATGAGAACCAGGTAATTGGATTTAATCCTTTTGAGTACTAATCCCCCTTCCTTATCTCTTAAAACAAACCGGAGTATCTCAAGTTGGAAATCCGGTGTGAAACTAAATTTGATGTTGTCTTTAAATTTCTTCATATCTATATTGCAATATTATATAAACTAATAGATTTTGATAGTACCGAGATAGTTCTGAGTATGTTGACAACTAACTAGAAACTACTAATCCACTACCTTAAGCTCCCGAATATTTAATATTATTATTTTATATAAGAAAAAATACTTATATTTGCATAACGAATATTTAAAAACATGGGAAAAAGTAAAGGAAATAATGGCTCAGAGCTTCATCGATTAAAACCTATGCAAGAATATGATGAAGCTACTTTCAATAGACTTTATAAAGTCTGTAAGCCAGTGATTAGGAATCTTACCAGACAGATTGATTATAAAAGGTTTAATCTTACACCAGATATAATTCAGTCTTATTTCTGGGACAAGATGTTATTTGTTTTTAATAAATACTATGGTGAATGTACTGAAGAACATCTCAAAGCAAGAATCCTTGCTTCCTTGAGTACATTTAAAAATAAATTGCTTCGTTCTGCATACGGAGAACAAGCAGAGTATAATCAAAGCCTCTTTAAACTGGATGATTTATTCGATAATGACAAAGAACTAGAAGATGATAGTGAAGAAGAGAAAGCTAAATCCGAAATGATAGATATGATGTATACTTATATGAAAGATAAACTTTCTCCGGATGCTTATCTTTTATTCGAAGTATTAATTACTCCTCCCCCCTTCATTAAAGAGAGACTCGGAAATAGTACAAGGATTACTAATATAATGCTCATAGAATTCTTCGAAATGCCTAAGACTAATGAATCCATGAGATATATTTCTGAACTTAGACAGGATATACAGTATTGGGAAGATAGAGCTAAAGAAGAACTTAGATATTAACACAAAAGAAAAGGGACGTTTCCCAACGTCCCTTTCCGAGTGTTTACTCTAAACAAACTATGCAAAACAAAAACAAAACAAGAGTTTACTTAGACAATACAAATAATACACATGAGTTATATTAACAACTAATTACGACCTATGATATTTTTTGAATATATCTTAAAGTAATAGTCGGTGGTAACTTTTCGATAGTCAAGGTATCTACCGAAGTCTCTTGTAGGAAAGATTCCCCTATTAAATTCCAACTTACTACAATAGCACCATCTTGAATACCCTTGGTGGGAGTCCCTCTACCGAAGTCTCCATTTAAACCCGTTTCTCTATTAAAGAAAGATTGGGGTCTAACATTCTCCCAGCTATTGGCATTATCCTGTTTACCTTTAGATACACCGAGAGCATGCCTATGTCTTGGTAAATCATCGCCTTTCAATTTAATAACAAAGTTACCTTTAGTGGGAGTATAGAAATCCCCAATATTCTGTAGCATCATCTCGTCTCCAATTTGAATACCTCCGGCCTGATATCCTATTACTATCCTACCTGAAGCCCTTGTATATTCAGCCCATCCTTCAGGGATTACATCGGTTTCCCATAAAATTATTGAACCTATGGGTAAACTAGCAGTATTCAAAGAATCAGAGAATTCCTTTCGGAGAGCTTCTAGTTGCCCATCAATGTATTGCTTAATATTCAATAGATTCCCATTTTCATCCTCTACCGGAAACCCAGTATTCATTTTCTCTACTTTAGTTATGGATTCTTTCATCATACTGTGAGTAGCAGTAGTATATGGGATCTCCTGGAATTTGCCCTGATAGGGTACAATAGCAAAGTTCTCATTTCTTTTAGTCATAGCATCTGTACCCTTACCATATATCCCAATAAGAACAACAGAATTCTTATTGTTAGAATAATAAGGGCAAGCAGTCTCTACCATCTCTAGAAGATTACTAAGAGTCATACTATAATCCGAATAAATATCATTATTAAGTACATTGGGATTACGATTCTCTTCAGAAATTGGGTAGTATATATCTAGAGATTTTTTATATAACTCATAGAAACTTTCTGAAGATTCATTCCAATAAGCTACAAAATCTACTGGATTATCTACGGGTTCGGAGATAGTAGTGTGTACTGCAAACAGTAATACTTCATCGGTGGACCCTTGGGTTCCCTGAATATTCTCGATGGTCAATGTTTGTTCATCAGAGATAAATATATAGCCATCTCTTGAAATACACCCAAAATTTATATCGGGTAATTCTCCATCTTCAGAATCTTTAGACATATACCTTGCTGTAATCCTATCCTTAATTACATTAGCAAATTTACTACCAGGAACTCCCTGAGGAGAAACAACCAATTTATTACCATTTATGGTGGCTGAGCCAAATCCACAGAATGGCCCCAAACCAGAAGGGGCAGCAATTGCTTCGGCTGCTTCCTTAGATTTGATTATACCTTCATACTTAAAGTACGTTTTCATTGTTCTTTGTATTTTTAAAGTTATTCCTTTGTTCTGCCATATCCCTGAAAGCTTCTCCGAGTTCATTAAATTTGAGAGTTAACAGCTTAAAGATTATCTTCCAGATACTATATTGTTTTTTAATGCCATGTATTTCACATATATGCCCATAGATACTATCTATTTCGAAGCAATAGCATAATATCATTATAGTAATGGATACTTCTATGGGATCTACTCCATAGGGTTCTCCAATAGCTTTCCCAATTACAGCCCCAAGTAAGATATAACAAATATAATCAACCAGCTTATTTAGGGTTCTCCTACCGGCCCTTGACTTTCGAATGACTATATTTTGTACTCTACTTGCAGATATACCAAACCATAAATCTGAAAGTATCAATATTATGGCAAGTAATATCATCCACCTAAGGTCATAAATAATTTGGGTACATTCTCCAAATAAACCAATCATTGAAGTCTTGAACAGAGATTGAGTAGTAGTCTCTGTTACATTGTCTATTGCACTCTTTATCATACTTCTTCAATTTTCCACATTTGATTACTATAAGTGGTAATGGTAAATGTCTTCTCAGAAGTGTCATTTGATTCCCATTCCAACTTTTGAGGATTAACGCTTAATAAGTCAGCATCTACTACCGTAAACTTAGCCCGTACCGAAGTATCGGCAACTGATTCAAAAATGTATTCTCCAGCGATAGCCGTAGTAAATTCATATCCGGCTCCACCAGCATCAAAAGTAGTTACTTTGCCAACTTGTCTAACTCTACTATCGAATTCAGCTTTATTAGAACTACACCTAATTAAACAATATACTTGTTTAATGGTACCCTTTAATTCGGCATAACTTGGGTCAGCGGTTAATTCTACAATAGTAGGGTAATCTTCCAATATTACTTGACACCTTAATGAAGAACCATCATCTGCCACAAAAGTATAAGTACCTGCTTTAGTTAATACAATCTCGGATTCAAGATTATAGGTTTCCCCAGTTTCATCACAAGTTGCAGTACCACTTACATTGACCCCGTTTTTCATTTCTTCAAGGCTAAATTTACAAGCTGATACTTCATCCAATAACTGATATACTGCATAAGTATCATCAATTTGGCTTTCGGGTAATGACCAGTTAGGTTCTTTCCACTTTGAATCTGAAGGATCTGAAGGAACTATCTTTAGTTTGTTCTGATATACAACTGGGGTATTCTTAACTACCCAAGTAGTCTTTGCAGTTGGGTAGGCTACAGATTGGAAAGTATAAGTACCTGCTCTATTAGTAGTATATACATACCCGTTTTCAGCATTGAAGGTTTCCCCAGTTTCTACTACTTTAACTCGGTAATCATCACCATTACCCGAAATACATTGTATTATTACGGTAGTTTTTGCAGAACCGTTATATAGAGTAGATGTAGATGGATTAATACTGATCCTATATATAGCAGTTTTACCTGAAACTACTTCAAAGATACCCACACCTTCATCAGTTTCTCTTTTATCTAAAGTACATTTGAATTTATAAGTACCATAACTGTTAGCAATAAATTTATCCCCATTCTTGAAAGTCTTAGGATTACCTATTAACCTACAATATAATTCTCCAGTAAATGACTCTGGGTAATTTGAAGTTATGGTTAAAGTAGTAACTGCATCCTTCATAGTTTGATTATTTCCAACTCTAAATTCTGAGGGTGTACATCTTACCTTATAAGTAACTTCTTCTTGGGTTACTACAAATGAAGTTTGTTTTACAGGAAATTCCACAATCTCAAAAAAGTAAGTACCGGGTTTTGTAAATTCCCAAGTTGAGCCCGATATTTTTACTTGATCGGTACCCACTAATCGAACATTACAAAGTTTCTCTGTCCCTTTATAGGATACTCTAGCTATCACCCTTGTACTAACCTTTAAAGTAGTTGAGGTTATTTTACCAGTTATGGGCTCACAAGAAATAATATATGAACGGTTATAAGTTTCCTGCCTTACGGTAATTTGGGTTATCTTAGAATTATCCCCAACGCTTCGAAAGTAATAAGTACCAGCCCTTGGAATATTAAATACCGAACCACTTTCATGTTTAGTATAACCCCAGTTAATTCTATCACTCGATATTTGATATCTCAAATCTGCATTCATCCAATCTGAGGTTACAGTTACCAATACTGGTACTTCATATACTTCTGAAGTAACTAAGTTGGGCTGGTCTGAGTTTACCAACTCGGCCTTAATCGAATACCCATCATTTACTACAAAACCGTAATCTATAGTGAAGGATACATGATAAGGTATGAATCTAGTAAAGAAACTTTCTACGGCTTCCCTAAATTTTTTAAAAGCCTCGGAATTAGAAGTATACCCATGACCAGTAAGTTTAAAACTTACGGAAATACATTGAGAACAATCGAAGGTGTTATCAAAGGTATATTTACTATCGTACTGATAGTATTGGTCAAAGTGGGGATGACCTTTTATCCAACCATCATACCCATCGGCTTTTGCTGGGTCTGTTATTACACAGGTTAACCCATATAACCTCATCATGATCTCGAAAAATTCTGATGTACCCCTTATTTTGAAAAGAGATACCGAATATCTCAAGATGTTTCTTACCTGAGTACTAGTTAAAGTAAAAGGTCCCTCTTTGGGTATTATCCAAAGCTTTGATAACTCCTGGAGTTTACTATCCGAGTAGAACCCATTAAAGTACTCTGCCCATTTCTGTGCATCTATCGTGTTCCCATAAGCAAAGGGCATTTCTCCAAGAAATTGCCAAAGGAAATTGAGATACATATCTGGGGTTTTATCTATATCGATAATATCCAATATATTCTCAATATCCTTTGTAATATAATCTTCAAAATGCTCTCCACAAATTTCTAGAAACCTCTCTAAGATGCCTTTACCATTTACCTTATAAGTATCTTGGTCCTTATATTCGAATGGTAAAAAGTCGATTAGATTTTTGAGGTTTATCATTATACTATTTCGTTAACTGTTAATGTTAATTGTGAAGCATTCTCGAATACTGGCAAATTAAAGCCAGGGTCTTCATAATCATGGTTTGGTTCAGATACTGTAATAGAATATCGATAACCTGATTGATAGCTATTGTTTTGGATATCCAATGAGAAATCAAAACCATTAGCTTTATCTATAATCTGAATAGAGCTACCGACTGAGCCAGTAGTTACATAACCATTCGATACTGAACGTACTGTAAAAGTAGTTGAGGAATTGAAGGTTATGTAGTAAGTCATAGAACCCTTTGCCTTGTTCAATTTAAATTGGCCAAGGTTTAATCCCTTATTACCATAAATGGTAGTAGGCCAGGGTTTAATATAGAACTTAGTAAGGTGAAGGTAATCTACGGTTGATAGATTATCTATCAGGGCATAGATATCTGATACTCTTACGCTTCCTCCTATTTGAGCTTGCTCCGGAGAATAGGCATTATATAAAGCCGTAAGAATTTGAGTTTGTATCTCTGGAGTCTTATAAGACTTCTTACCAGTAACTTCCATCTCTAGAATAATCTGAACCTTGCCTGCAGATTTAACCTTTAACCAAGTAGTCATAGGTGCTCTTTGAGATAATAGGTTGTATACCCTATTTATTAATTCAGAAGAAGCAACAGCTCCACCATCAGGACTGATATATACTGTAAGCTTTCTACCACATTCATAATCGGCTTTAGCTTTGTTTACCCCATCAACCAACATAGCCAAACTTTCGAAATCCTCTTTGGTAATTGCTACTCCCAAAGTCTTTACACTCAAAGGTATATGTTCCTTAAGCATTATAAAGTTCTCATAGTTTGAACCACCTCCAGCATCATAAGCATTACTTACTGTAGCATCAGTAATTGAAGAAGAGATTATTGAGGGTACAGAAGTAATGGTATTACTCTTTACATTACCTTGAGTACCATTAGTTAAGTAGAATACTACATTGGTTATTTTTGCACCTGCTGCAGGTTTCTTACCGAAGGTTCCATCCCCAAACATTATGTAAGGGTTAAGAGCTTCATCTACTGAAACCATAAAGTGTTTATCCGTTGGCTTTGATTTTGCAAAGGTATCTACCAATACCCAAGTTTCTCCACCTATCTGTAAAGACATAGAGCCCTGTTCATAGTACTTACCATTAGGCAATGTACCAAGGTGAACTATTACCCTGTCTCCAGTAGGTATTAGCATATTATTAAGAGCACTTGCAGTATATTTCTCATGTTGAATTATAGGTACTTTACATGTGGTTACATTTGAATACCAAGTTACATCTCTAGCAGATAACCAAGAGTTACCACTGGAATCCGTAAATAGAGTTCCTTGAGGTATGGTTAATTTAGCTCCAATGGAATTACCAGTAATACTTCTGGATAAGATTACATCTACTGTAGCAGCAATCGCTGCTCGAGCATGATAATCTACCAGAGCTCCATGTTTAACTACCGAATCATACCTTCTTGCAGTAGATAGGAAGGTTTCCCTTGCCATATTATCTACATAATAGTGAAGTACTTCGGCAATTGCCGCAAACAATGAGAGGATGATAATTAAGATATTCCCCTCCGAATAATCCGTTATGAGTTTCTGACCCTGAGGGTCTTTAAGCCCCATAAGGGATTCAACCAGCTTGGCCTTAATCTGTTGATAAGACCTCTGGTATGGGTTAAGCCATTTATTTGTGATTCCCATATTATTGTGTATTTAATGAATTATCTGACCTATCATAGGTGATATCGAGGTACTGACTAGAATTTGTTCCATTTATTACATAAGCTACTTCTATGTGTATTTTTGCATCAACTCTAGTAACTGTGATATTTTGGAAGGTTATTCTCTGTTCCCATGCACCTATGGCTTGTTTTAAAAACTCTTTAATTATAAAACTTAGGGCTTGTGAGTTTGGTTCCTCAATACATTGCCATAGTTTACTACCAAAGTTTTCCTGTCGAAATCTCTGACCTATCATATAATACAATATAGAACTTATATTATCCCTGATAAGTTTAAAATCCCCGTTTACTGGGTACCAACCTCTTTCCCCATTTTCATTAGTTGTAAGTTGGATAGGATAAGTTACACCTATACCAACTAAGTCTGTAAAGTAATTCTTTTCCATTAGTGTATGCAGGTTTTATCCTCATAATCGTCTACAACGAATTGTGAGAAAGGTTTAGTTATTTGAGTTAAAGTTGGGCCAGAAAAACCTGGCCCAGTAGTTACACCTGAGTGTACATGAGAGTTGAACATACTACGAAGCTGTTCTAATTCTTGAATGGTTTGATTTAATTTCTCGGTTAATTGGAATATATTGATTACTCCACCATTCTCTCCCGTATTTAATATTACTGAATCACCAGAGGCCACATTAATATCCCCATCGGCATTTATAACTACCTCTTTTTCTGAATGAACATTTACTGGGCCATTAAAGTGTAAGTTGAGTTCTCCACTATCATCATCAATAACTATAAGATTACCTTCAGGTGTAATTATACCAATTTTATTTGGCCCATTTAAAGGTTGAGGTATTTGGTTCATCCCCCAACCATGATATTCCCAGAGAGGCTTAGTGGGATCTCCAAATTCAAAAGTAATAAATACCATGTCTCCAACTTTAGGGGCTAAGTATTTAAAGCCTGAGCTCAGTGAACCATGCTGTCCTTTCGGATATGCCCAAGCAAATACTCCGCCCATTACTTCTGGGACACATACCTTTATTCTGTTCATATTTTTCTCTACATCATTATTATCAACAACGATGCCTCTATAAACAGAGTAATACCGACCAAGGCCCTCTAAGCCTTCATCGGTTATTATTTTTGCTGTTTCGTAACTCATATCCTTATTCCTCTACGTATATTTGACTTGCTATTCGTTTATGCTTTTTAGCCATATCACGATATACCCGATTAGCTATAGCCATATAATTAAACTTAACCCCATAATCTTCAGGGACTTGGATTTCCTTGAGGGTTATCTTACCTGGTATTAGTTTACCCTTAGAAGTAACTGTATTACCAGTAGATAAAACTATACCTTCTGCCAAAGCTTTGGGATCTTTAGCATTTACTTCGGTATAGTAAGCCTTTTTTCTAATAAACTCAGCTTGACCTTTGATGTCAATTATTTCCCCTTTTTCATTAAGGAAATGTTCATTGTAGTATACTTTCTCATTATAAGTAAAGTTAAGGTTAAGATTTTGAGAAGAGCTTAAAGCCTTTTTATCTTTGCCTCTATCAGTCTTAGCATTGGCCTTAGCATCATTTGCTACAATATCCTGAGTAGATAGATCAGTTCGAGAAGTTACAGAACCAGACTTAGAATTATTTCTTACTAACTCCATATTGGTTATATAACCTTGACCAGCATCCATTGAATGAGTACATTGTTTTATATACCAAAGCCCAGACCATCGTTTACCCACGTTCTCTAAATTAATTATTTGAGAAGTTGCTAACATGGGTCTACCAACTACCTGAAGTTGACATACTAATCTTTTTTCTGTTTGCTTTAAGCCACCATTAGCATTAGCATTGGCTGCCCAAGCATACTTATCAGCTCCTCCGTATCTACTGAATAAGTTGTGATAAAGCTTATAGATGGGTACTCTAAGATTTACTCTTTTCATATGCCTTACCTTAACCTTCTTACCGTATTGACCTTGGCCATAGTGTTTAGTAGTATCAATTTCCATATCGGATAATACTTCAGTATAAGGGTCTTTATTCAAAGCCTCAAACCCTCTTTCAGATGCTGGTAATACTCCCATTTGAAAATTGATACCAGAAGCTATACCTGCTCCAGCTTGTTTAGAGGCATAACCCTCTGGGTCATAATCTAGAGGATCTACATATTCGGTTACCATAAATTCCATACCATCTTCATCTTCAAAAAGATACATTTCATATTCTAATAACTTTTTAAGATTAGCTTCTAATTCTTTACCATTTCTGGAATTCTTTAGTACTTGTTGAAGAGCTCTCTTTTTATCATCTGGTAATTCACTGGCGGCTTGATTAATAGTGGTACGTATATCTTCAGTAGACATCTCATCGAATCTCCTTTGTTTACCAGCTTCATAAGCTCCAACCGGACCAACAGCTTCATACTCTGCTACCCTCTTTTTATACTCGGCTTCTTTTTCCCTATTGTATTGAACTTTCATATCCCAAGTATCTATTACTTCGGTGGGAGTAGTAGGGTGGCTTTGATAATCCTCAAACCCGTTACTGGTAAGATTAGATACTTCAGTATTATCTACTCTAGCTATATAGGGGCTTAAAGCTAAAGAGGGTTTATCTTCTGGTTCATTAATGTTGGTTGATAATACAGATAGGTCTTTACTATCAGGGTCTAAAGATGGTGCTAATACTGCTTTAACTCGTTTAGTTACCTTTTGAGTAGCAAAGGATACTCTGAGTACTTCACCCTGCTCACCCTGATAAGTATAAGTACATACAGGCTCCTCATTAAACTTTCTATTATGTATATAAATAACCCCATCCCTTGAATCCACATACCAGGGGCCATTGGTATAACCCTTCATCTTCTGTTCTAACTGAACCAAGATATTCTTTCCCACTAACCCAAAATCGCTATCTATTAAAGCCTTTAAATCTTCGGGCATTGCTACTTCAGCTACTCCACTGTATTTGTTAGCATAAAGTACTTTTCCAGTAGTAGTACGAGTATTTTCTGTTGGCACTTGTAGTGACTCGTATACTTTATTACTTATTATCTGTTGTTCCATTACTGAAATATTTCTATGATTACACCAGTGGCATTCCCACAGCCATTGTCTAAATAGGTAGATAATTTATAACCCTCCATATCCGAATGAACATAAGCCGGTTGAAATCTTAAATCCCCTGTAGAGTCAATGCACTTGATAGTTACATGAGTACCCGTAGAATCGAATACTGCTTCGAATTCTCTTACCTTTAGTATTTTTATAGGCCCCGATATAAATTGACCATCTGGGTAAATATAACCCCACTGAAGACAGATTTGTTGATTCTCTTGTATATCAGCAATATCTACAGTATCAGGATTACCCGTATCAAAGGTAAGTGTAGCCAAATTTTCTTTTTCTTCGTCATATCTATAATTCCAGGTACTTATATACGCTCCGAGGGGTATGCCCGTAAAAGGATTCATTATGGGCATACCTCCAAAATTGAAAAGGGCCAAATAGGGTTGACCCATTCCATTGTATAGTATTGGTTTCTGTTTAGCTGCCATATATCGGTATCCTTATTAAAGTTCCCATTTCTAATTCTCTAAAGGGGTTTAGTATCTTATTAGCTTCTGCTATAATATACCATTTCCCAGAATCCCCATAATATCTAAAAGCGATATTCTGTAAAGTTTCCCCATCTTTAACGGTATGCTGAATATCGTTTGCAGATGAGGGTATTACTGGGGGATTGGCCTCTAAAGAATAATCCCCATCTTCGTATTTCAAAGCATAGGCATCATTATATGGGCTAGCTCCCTTTATATATTGGTTAACATCAATCATATTTAATACCTCCCGTCTTTTTAAGTGAATCAGAATTTATGAAATCTCCATAGGATAAGTTATATGCACTTACTCTCTTGAAAATCAATTCTTGGGTTGCTGTTGCAGGTAATAATCTACCATTTCCAAAAGTAGCCGGCTTTCCCGGTACCCTTATCCTATAACCATTCTGAAAATTCTTCAAGGTATAGGTTGCTGAAGTAAGTATATAATTGTGATTATCAAATATACCAGAATCACCCCATTCTATTTTAACAATTGGAGGAGCAGCTTGGTAACCATTTGATTTAGACCATGCTTCTAATAGCCTACATTTATTTACTACCTCTTCGGGATTCTCTGGGTCATTACAGTACCAGGATACATTAAATTGGATAATGTCTTCAGCCCCAGTATAGTGATACATTGGTACATTACGTCCCATAGACTTAATGGTTGCCCATGTTGTTTCACCTCGAAAATCCAATTCTGGAGGTCTATTCTGTAAAACAATGTATTGAGTTGGGTTAACGGTCATATTATATATCCTTACCTCATTCTGATACATAATATTGGCTTTTACTTCAAAGTTTCGATGATTGGTAGTATTCTTGTTACCCTTTGCGGGATCCACTCCTTCCCCTTCTTCAATTCTAGGGAATTGCAATTCCATCCTCCATTTTTCCTGGAGTTGTTTATTCAATGTGGGATTCTTGGAAGATATCTGAGCCTCTCCTATAACCCCATTAGGGTTATAGAGCTTACCTTTTAGAGCATCATCTTTTGGAAGTGTAGATGTATTCCTATTGAGTAATATCCTGGCTCTCCATAGTTTATTTAAGGGACCCGTAAGAACTCCTGCGGTATCCCTTGTAAGGTCATTGTATTTTTCAACAACCTTACCTGCTGCCTTATTTAATACTCTAGCCATAATGTTTTAGTTTATAATCCCATTACAAATGCGGCCCCAGTAAAATCTTGTTGAGAACCTGGGGCATAATCCCCAACTGCTTGGCCATCTACAGAAATATTAATCCGAGAATCTCTCATACCCTCCTTGATAGCTAATCTTACGGCATTAATAAATCTCTCTTCATTTTGAGCCCGAATAGTTGTTGAATCTTCTTTACCTTTATCTTGGGCATTAGTATTCCTATCTACTGAATCAATAAGTCTACTACCTACTTCTATTAGTAAAGGTAAACCTACGGTAATAGCTAATCCCCAGGGTCCACCAATTAACCCTAATAACCTACCACCTACCGAAGCTAAACTTCTAGTAGCAACAGGCTTAGCAGCTTGTTTACCAGCTTGATTAGCTACAGTACCTCCAACTACACCTCCAATGAGTGAAGTGGCGGGAGACATCCCAGGGTTTGGAGTCTTAACATATCTACCAGTTTGGGTATTATAAAATCTACCCGCTCTATTCATACTAACTCCCCCCATCATCATCTGCAATTGAACCATAGTCCTCATGAGATTTACCATACTTATCATATGAGCTTCCATAATAGCAAATTGGGTGTTCGTCTTAATGGCTGCTGCAGACATACCCTTAGTAGAAGCAGTGGCAATAGTTTGTAAATATCCAACCGACCTTATAATACCTCTTACAGTATTAAACCCTGCAACAATGGTACCAATTACTACTGCTGTAGCCCCTACTCTAAGAGCAAAGCTACCAGCCCAAGTTTCAGAGATAGAATTTATTACGTTGATGATGGAATTACCCATATTAAGTACTGGGGTAAATATTCTACCCAAAGCCGCTCCTGCAGTAACGGTTAAGTTTTCTAGACTTGATTCGAATTGGTCAATGACACCCGCATCGGTTTTAAGACGTTCTTCATTAAGTCTATTTACTGCCCCCATGTTTTGGTCATAGGTTGCAAGTATCTTACCCATCTTATCTCTACCAGAAGCAATATCTCTAAGTACTGGAAGCATGCCTCGATTACCACGAACACCAAAGATATTGAAGAAGGTTGGTGTTTCTATCCGTGAAGGTAAGTCTACTGCCACCTTGGCAAATTTCTGATAGATAGTGTAAAGATCTATAAGGTTACCCTGAGCATCGAAAAACTCATCAGGACTTAAGCCCAAGTCTGCTAAAGCGTTATAGCCTTTCTTTTTTTGCTTAACAAGAGAGAGTTGTAAGTAACGAATCATATTAGCCAGAGAGGTACCTGCCATAGAACCCTGTATACCCATATCCCCCAATACACCGATGGCAGCAGCCGTTTGCCGAAGATCTACTCCAGCAGTTGCCATATCTGCTCCTGCATAAGATATGGACTGGGCTAAGTCTGTCAAAGATATATTTGCATTAGTAACTGCAGTATATAAGTCATCGGTTACTCTAGCGGCTTCTCCCATTGGGATTTGGTACATTGACATGATATTAGTTATCAAGTCAGCTACACCACCTTTCTGTCCCACTGGCATAGTAAAGATTGAAGCCAGCTTAGATGCTGGCCCAATCATTTCTTTAATAGCATCGAATTTATTACCTGCCATAGCCAGGTATCTTTGTCCTGATGCAACATCCGAAGCAGTAAGAGGAGTTATCTCATTGACATCTTTTGCCAATTGTAACATCTCTCTTTGTTCTGCAATGGTAGCACCGGCAATTTTCGAAGCAGTCCAAACTTCATTCTGAACACCCGCAGAGTATTTATAGGCCCTTGCCATTCCCCCTACGAGCTGCATTCCGAAGTCCATTGTATTAGAAGCTGACATCTGTATACCTCTATTCCAGGTACTCATGTCATTCATCATAGTTCTGAATGACCCAGATATCTTGCCAGCCTCTTGAGAGAATCGGTCTTTTAATACCATGGCAACACCGACCTCTACTATACTCCTACTGGTATTCATAATTTATTTTCTTTTCTTTAATTGTTTATAATATTGTTCGGCCATTTCCTTAAATATTTTCCTGATTCTATACGGAAGACGTAAAAAGCCGAAATAGTCTAAGGCTATCTCGGCTCTGGTGATATAAACAAAATCACTCTCTAACATTACTCTTCCGTCAGGTAGAAAAAATTGGGTGCCCAAACTATAGGATAAGTTCTTTCTTCTCCAGTTAAGGGATTAGTAATATGGGACTCTCCCTTAAAGATAGGGTCAATAGAGATTATATACTTTCTCATCTCAGCCATATCCTTTGCAGTAAAAGGAGTAAAGTTTTCTACCTTCTCCCAATTACCGTCTACTTCTAAGTAAAGATTCCGACAAAGTAAGGGGGCATTCTTAGTTTGTTTATCCAAGGGTAACTTCATGAACTCTTGTTCTCCCTTACCAGTCATACAATCAAATTTGATTTTCTTGCCCGATGAAAGAAGGTATTCATGACCGGTTAATTGAATACCCTTTGGATAATAAGGGATGGCATCTGGTTTTTCATCAAATACCCTATTATCAGTGGGTACTTCTGAATAATCGAAAAGGAACTCATGAAGGTCTTGGCCATAAGTAACTTTACCACCGTTCTCTTTACCCCAGTCATATTCAAATTCTACTTCCTCTCCCAGTGAGAATATACGAGAATTGAAAATAATTGCATAGCGGTCATTGACTGGTAGATTGAGAGCATCATCAACGGTTAGCTTACCGTTAGGAGTGGCATTAGTTCTAATTACGATTGCTGCAATGAACTTGGTAAGGTTCATTAAAGTTTTCATGTCTGAAAGGTTACTGAGAATGTCTTCATCAGCTCCATTCTGTTCTCTAATTTCATATTCGAAACCAGAGGGTCCGGTAAATCTAAATGTTCTAAATTCCATAATTTTGATATATTTAATGTTTACAAATGTTCATAGTACTCCGTATAACAACAAGAAAGGGGTGAGCTCCTATCACAGGAATCCCACCCCTCCACCGAATCTTAGTGAAAATAGACTAAGGAATTAGTATTTGTCTGCAGTACCCACCGAGAACTCTATGGACTCTATGGTATTCTCTGAAGCCATTCTGTCCAAGTCTAAGCCGGTAATCTTACATGGCCATACCTCTTCGAAGACGTGGGTATTAAGAACCGAAACTCCATCTTCGGCAAGTTCGTTTACAATAGCCGTTTCCCAATATTGGCTTGGTACTAAGCCACCACCAACTATATGGTCTTGGCAAGAATAGAGCCAGTCATGAAGCCAGGTATCTGAACCTGCAGTAGTCATAAGTTTCTCTACGATAAGATTACCTATAGTAACCCTACCAGCAGTTTTAACATCTCTATTGACATCCCCATGAGCCACCTGGTCAATCTCAATATCAGGCAAAGTACAACTTTGGAATAGATAAGTATTGATAGGGTGTTTGGGGAACATGATACTCCACAAGAATTTCTTCCGTGGATTTTTTACTTTTGCTCCCATCGTTATATGTTTATAGGTTATTACTTGTTTCTACAACTGATACCGACTTAGAAGCAGCATCAATTACAATCTCCATAGTTACCTCTTGCATAGGAACTACGTCTTTATACTTAAGGATAGCACGATATTTACCTTGACGGGCATCTGCTTCGTTATTTACGGAAAGATCATCCCAAGAAGTTGCATCCTGGTCACCCATCCAAGTATATTCTGTCATGGCATCTTCATCTACCAAAGAATCTAATGTAGGTTTAACTTCCAACCAAATTCTTTTCCAAGTTCCCCAAACGTTGGGTTCTTCCAAGTATTTGTTAAGTACTGGACGAAGGAACTTCTTCAAATACAAATTCAATCTTACGATTGAAAGGAATCTTTCTGAATCCTGTTTTACCTGAGAAGAGAAACAATGCCATAGCATGGTTTGTTTACCTGCATCGGGAGTATCTTTGATTACCATCTCATTGATATAATTCTGAGCAAGTGTGTTCAGTTCATTATATCGAGAAGGAGAACCATAATTTGGACATACGGGCCCAACTGCATCTCCAATAACTCCTCGGTTCATACCAGCAAAGGATTTCCAAGGACCATATTGAGTAGCAGAAGCATCTCCCAAACCTGCAATGGTACCCACTACATCAGAATCTTGAAGATTGCCGTTCTCATTGTAGTACTTAAGGCCACCTCCAAAGTAAGCAATGTACTTGGAATTACCCACGGTACCAAGACAAGTCTGTACCCAAGTAACCTGAGCTTTATAGTCTCTTGGTTGAGTACCCTGGGTGTAATGGGTTAAGTGTTTTGGGACTTCTATGTACAGTACCCATTCCATCAATTCTTTTGCCATATCTGCAGCAGCCTTATATACCTTGAGTACGTCAGCATCAGTAGTAAGGTGTTGAGAGATATGGGAAATGAATAATTGGTAAAAGTCAGTGTAGTCCCTTACTAAATCCAATGAAGCGATCCATTCATCAGCAGTAGGGTTAGAACCAGCACTACCTACGGTACCGGTAAATAGTTTCTCGGTATCTGAAGGAGCTGCTCCCCCAACTGTTACAGTAACGGCATTTTTTGTACCATCTACACTATCGGTAAGCCATTTGATTAAGTTCTCAAAAGATGAACCAGCAACTACTACCGGTTTGATATACTCTGAGTTCTTAGCAAAGGCACTAAGAGCAAGGTAATCTACCGAAGTATTATTGTTATCATCGGCAGTTTTATAAGTTACTACCGGACCTTGTTCAAGTACCTGGCCATTGCCTGAATAGATTCTATAATACAAGGTATTGGATTGTTTATAGAAACCTACCTGGAAGGTATCAGTACTACCGATTGGGTCTCCATAACCTTTGGTTACCAATCCCAAACTATAAGTAGTTCCCCCAGAAGCAATGGTTATCAATGCTGCAGGAGTAGCAGGGTCTGGAGTAGCAGAAGCAGGTGCTATACCTTCCTCTTCGGATTTAGCAACTGTTTTAGCTTTACCCGCAGTTGCAGCTACTGTACCTTGAGTAGCTCCCTTACCAAGCACTCGAATAACACGAAGCTTAGAACCACCTTGCAAAGCCTTTTCGATATTTGATACAGAACCATCGGGTACAATTTCAGAACCATATATTCTTTGGAACTGAGAGAATGTAGAGATGATTTCTGATGGGTCATCATAAGGGCCCTTAGTAGTTCTAGCCAATACACAAGAAACTCCTAACATAGGAGTAGTTTGAAGAACATTGTTGTTCTTAAACTTAAAATCAACATGAGGTGAAGTTGGCATAATTCTATTGTGATTAAAGTTGATTACTTGTTTAATTTATACCCTAGAGTATTGTACCTATACCTTAGGTACTTTTAACTCTAACATTTCATTTTCGTTTTGTTCTAACAAACCAATGAGAACTGATATATCCTGGATAGGTGTAAGTATACCTTCTTCCAGGGGTTTTTCTGGAAGAATACCATCTTTACATATGTAAGTATATACCTTTTCAAGTATTCCATGTTCTACATCTGGATGATCATAATAATTACCAATTTCAATGAATAGGTTTCCGGTTGATGCAAGCCTGCCCTTGTCCCATTCCTCTAAATCATTGAAATAAGGTTTTATGTATCCTCTAGCAGGTAAGCCAGTATATAAGATTGTATGAAGTAATCTCATATCGGCTTGAGTTTGAGAAACTAGATGTACATCTATGGTAATATCTTTGGTTTCATAAGGAAACTCTGAAGCTTGGTAATTACCGTCTTCTAGTTTATCACCAATGATGTATTTATTCACACCAATATCCCCAGCATAATAACCCTGTAATTCTAGGGTTATTCTTGGGAGAGTTTTAGGGCCTTTCACTTGATTATTCCCGATACCAAATAGGGGTATAAACTTCTTCATATTCTTAATTGCCTCTTGAAATCTTTTTTCGTTTTCTTGAGACAAAGGTAAGAAGTCTTCTGGATTCAAAGTTAGACCCATTTCTAACATTGTACTTAGTAAAGAGATATAAAAAGTTCTCTCTACTATCTCTTCTGAATTTACCATTAATTTCCTAATCTAATTTTTAGTTGAACTTCATGGCTACCAGTATCATTTATAACTCCATTATATACTACAACCACACCACCAAGCCCTGATATACGGGTTTCAAGATGGCCAGTACAATTTAATTCACTAACCCAAGTAGTACTTATATTAGAGGGGTAATCGGTAAGCCATACTTTAAATGGTATAGGGTCCGTCCCTGGAGAAGGAATAGTACCCTCTATGGTTTTACTAATGTCTGTTATCTTAAACTGTTTTATAAACTTAGCCACTTCATAACCATTGATATGGTAGTATTGGTATCCCTTTACACCCCTAATAGAAGCAGTATTACTATCTTGCCCAATATTTGGAAATGGTATATTAGGAGTTGGTTCAAAACCATACTCAGTAGTTCTTTTACCAGGAGATTGTTTTATAGTTATATCTTTCGTACCAGCCTGAGATACTATTCGTATAACACCGCTTCTTTCCTTCGGATTATAAGTGCTTGCCTCATACTCGTTGTTATAAGAGAGCGTCTTAACGGTTAATTTTCCAGCATTATTACCCTCCCCAATTTCTTTGGTTATATTTAACCAATCCAAGGAATTTTCAACAGTCCAATCTAAGGCTCTATATTCTTCTTGAGGTTCACCACCAATATATTTTTGTTCATAACTATAAACTGATACTTCCCAAATCTCAAGCCTTTTGGTACCATCAAAAGTATAACTATCACTGTCAGGTGAAATAGTAAGGAAGGGCTTCCAAGTTTCTACTACTTGGGGTTTTCCCTTTTGTGTAAAAGTAACTTCCCTTTCTACTCCCTGAACTATCACTTTTATTACTTGTTCTTTATTAGATTCTGATTCATTAGCTGCTTTAGGCTTCACTCTAATAGTAGCAGGACCAGTCCCTGATAAAGAAGATATTTCGAAATCCGACATATTATTTTACTTTCCTTAATTCATTTCTAACCGCATTACGTATCTCCTTTTGTAAAGCTGCTTTTCCACCAGCAGCTTTATAAGCAGGACCCCATAGAGGACGAGGTGGTAAATTACCATCCCTGCTACCATATTCTAACATGATAGCTATCTGGTTCAAGGTTTTTCTAGAAGTCTTACCAGTATAAGTAATCTTCTTGATTCCAATTGGTAATCCAACAAAAGTCCGTTTTTTACCCTTTACTAAAGTAACTGATCTAGCATACTGACCAGTAAGGTGTAACATAGTGTGATCCCCATACTTTTTAATGGTTCCTGGAGCATGGGGTGGCCATGATACTCCTGAACCTCTTGGTGGAACACCCGTATTCAAACTTCGTCTTACTATACGAAGAAGTTGATTACCAAACTTTTCTGTACCCTTCGCATAGCCTTTGGTTAAGATACTTGGAGTTTTGGCAATCAACCTTTCTGCACGAGCTTGTTCTCGTTTGTCTACGTATATTTCTAGAGAGCCAACTGGAGTCGATAGTGTAATATTAACCGACTTACTTGGCATAATTCTTATTTATTATTTGGGTTTATCTAATCCCAACTCCTGAGCAATCCTTTGTAAAAGAGTTTCTTGCGTGGTTATCCGTTGATCGATTTATTGCCGAAATTCATCAAACTCCGGAGCAGGTCTACTTGGAGCAGATTGGAATTGATTAATTGAATTGAGAATATTATCACATTCAGAAACAACTGCCTCAAACTTTAGTCGATTGTTAAGTATATTTAAGGCATTTTGTTTTTGCATAGTAACCTCATTAATTATATTCACTATATCGGTAGTATAATATACCCCATTATAAATACCCTCATCAGATTGTGAAGGTAGGTATATTGTAAGCTGTGATACAGAATCTTGGATCACTAATTCGATACTGTTAACAAAGCCATCTTTAGTACCAGATGCCATGGGTTTACTCTCGCCTACCTTCACAATCTTTGCGGTATCGAAAATGGGATAACCAGACCTCCTGTCTTTCTCTAAGGTAAAGATTACTTCACCCTTTTGTAACTTTTGGAAAATCAATGTTCTTTCGTCCATAATCATTTTCTATTTATTAAATTTAAACCAAATCAAATATGCACCAAATCAAATGTGTATTCATAAATAATTGTTGCAGCACTCTGAGTGATATCAAGTGTAAGTTTTTTACCTGATTCCCTTTGAGTAACTGTAACCGTAGCAGATCTTGATGATTCTTCGATATTCTCTGAAGCTTTACTTGATACAGTCTTACCACTAACTGTAACGGAAGACCAAGAGGGAGTACCAGACAAATTTACACCTACATCATAAGTATCTGAAGTTTCGGAACCATTAATTACTTTTTTCTTATAGGATATAAAAGTCTTAGATAAAATATCCCCTGAAGCAGCATGGTGAATGGATTCACTTGCACCAGCACCATTCCAATAAAAGTAGTAATTATAACTTACACTAGCACCACCCTGAGTAATATCTACATAATCAGAAGCCCCATCATAGTTAGCAAAGACTCTAATAGACCTACTACTTGTACTGGTATTCTCAGAAGCCCTAAGTGTAGTACCTGATAGACTAAATCCTGAGGTACCATTGGTACTTAAACTTGGAGTAGCACTATCAGAGCCATCCCTTGTATTTGAACCTGAGGTATAGTTAGCATACCTGGGTCTACTTGCACTGGGGTACAAAGTTACACTACCTCCAGTATTACCGATGGTATAAGAACTTGCCGTTAAGCTTACACTCCAAGAACCATAGGTATACCCAGTAAATTCGTTTGCTGCCTGGTATACTGGTACACTTACAGATTTGGTTTTACCATTTAGTGATAAGGTACCAGTAAGGGTTCCTACCCGGGTTCTAGATTTAACCGTAGTTCCCAAAGAACCTGCACTAACTGCAGTACCATAACTAATGCTAGCACCACTTGTAATCGTACCTCCTCCCGTTGTAGAACCATTCCATCCCCAAGTTTGAGAATATGAGGGCATAGTAGAGAATGAACTTCTAGTACCTCCACTTGCAGGGATATCTGTTACTGCACCTCCACTTGCTGTAATCTCACTGTAGCTTTTATAACCTGCCGACTGAGAACAAGATACGGTTAACTTCTTCCCTGTTTCAGCTTGGGTTAAGGTTACCGTACCACTTCGTGTACTGGTAGAAGTATTATTACCCATAGTTACAGAAGTACCACTTCCAGATACACTACCAGAGTTGGCTCTAGTATAAGTTAAAGCAATTTGGTTACCATAATTATGCCCATTTCTCAATTCTTGCTTGTAAGAAGTAACGGTAAAGGTTTTAGTACCTCCTGTAGCCCCAAATGACATAGAGGTAGGTGATACACTCCAACCATAACTCCAAGATTGAGAGGCCGCTGCTTGAGTGAAGGTTAATTTAAAAGTTTTACCCGATTCATACTGTGTAACAAGAGTATTGGAATCCGACCGAGAGGTTAATCCCAAATTCTCTGAAGCAGTCCAAGGAGGTGCTGAAGGATGATTAGCTACCCATGCGGGTTTATTACTAATAACATAATTTACCGTAATTTCAGACCCATTAGCTACCCCATCCCAATATTTCTGTTTTGTAGAAATAAAACCAAACTCCTGATTAGAAGAGCTTGGGTTACCCAAAGCATCGAAGCTTACACTACTGTATCTAGTAGTAAAAGTATACTTATAGGTTACCTTATGAATATCTTCGAGTTTGACACATTCATTATTTCCATAGGAACTGGCATTGGATAGTTCCAACCCCACATAATTCTCCCCGGTTCCTGTCGAGGAGAGTGCTAACAATTCAGCCTTGGTAGGGCAGTCATTTCCTGTCTTACCAAGGCCTACTTTAGTTTTGACAGCACTCCAGGTTGCTATCTCTCCCATGATTATTTATTTTTAAGTTCTTGAATCTCGGCCTTCAAAGCCTTAATCTCATCGTAGAGAAGTTTAATACCTTCAATTGCCAAAGTTGACATCTTGTGATATTTAACTTGTTTTACGAGTACATACTCTTCCCCATTGATTTCCAAAGTTTCGAATTCCTCTGGATTAGGTACTGTAGATTTCTCTACTGGAACTTCCTCTACATATTTACCAAATCCCAATCCCTCAAGATTCTGAGCAATAGTTCCCTCGTCCTCTTTACCAAGCATTTCGAATGACTTGGTTGGTATCTGGCAAATCTGTTCCAGAGTATGATTCAAATCCGTAATGTTAGATTTGAGTCGAACATCTGAAGATTCTTTGAAGAAACCAGAAGGAGCCGTGGTCTTAGCAAATACTACCTGGTCGGTAGTTGCCAAACTCAATTGAGCTCTAGTTACTACGTGAGGATTATCTCTTCTACCAGCATGGCTATTGATAGAAGTCTGAGCAGTAGTACCTGCAGCCTTAGCATCAGCAATAGCAGTAGCTTGAGCAGTAGATACTGGCTTATTAGCATCGGAAGTATTATTAACATTACCCAATCCAACCTGAGTTTTAGTAACTGCATGAGGATTAGATTTATTGGCAATGTGATTATTTACCTTAGTTTCTAATGCAGTTACATCTGAACCAGTATCGGCAATCAAATCGTCAACGTAAGTTTTCAATTCTGTACGAAGAGCATTGATAGCATTAGTTCTATTGGTAATCTCATTTGCCAACCCCTGTACCGTATTATCCAAGTTAGTCTTATCAGCTGCAGACATGACTCCTGCAGTAGTCTTAGTTGCTGCTGGTATGGTGACATTCACATCTGTACCTCTACTATATGAGCCATCTTCGGTATTCTTTACCCATCTAAAATACTTTAATCCGAGATTATTCGTATTTTGGGTAACACCGTTTATTACCGTCATTATCTCCTGAGGTAAACTATTGATTAGTTTATCATGCTCATTATCTTTTGCAATACGAGCCTCTTGTTCATCCTCTATGGCTTTCGGTAGGGTTTGATTAAGTTTTATTACACTTTCTGCCTCCATCAAACCGGCTTCTTGAGTAGTGGCATTGGTTAGTGGAATAAGCATCCCCTCAGGCTGATCTATGTAATGACCCTGGTCATCTAAAGAAGAATAATTACACTGAATAATTATATTCCTCTTGTTTCTGTTAGCTATTGAAATATTACTGATTAAATTTCTAGGCATACTAGATACCACATCCTCAAGATGTTTACCTCTACTACCCTCGAAAGCAGTACCTGCAATTTCTCCAATAATAAGGGAAGAAGTGTTACTATCTACGAATTTAGTACCTGACCAACGGAATTGATAAGGAGGTTCCCCATTAGCAACATTAATGTATATCTTACCAGATTCTCCAGTTACCGGAGTTTGGTGAGTAGCATCAGTATACAACTGAACATTAGTAAGACCTCCAGTAGAGCTTACTTCATAAGTAGCGTATACCTCGATTACATCGTCTACATATGAAGGCAAATGGTTAGCTGGTACCAATCCATTACCATCCAATGGAGCAAACCCATCAGCTTGTCCCTTAGTTGCTACAAAGGCATCATGCTTGGCTTCTAGAGTATCAAGGTTATTCTGCAGTTTAGTATCAAGGGCAGTATCAGCATCTTTTCTATCTTGAATCTCTTTTTCTAAAGCAGCAGTCTGAGAATCTCCCAGATTCTTGATAGCTGTATCGATTGCCTTTTGTCTATCCTCAATCTCCTTAGCAATAGCATTGGGCAAAGTCTCATCAAGATTAATCTTATCTTGGGCAGTCATTACACCTGCAGTAGTCTTAGTTGCTGCTGGTATAGTACCCATTACATATCTACTACCATTAACATAGACACCAGATTCTGAGTCTAGTTTAGCTCCAGCATGAGTAATGGTGACCTCAGAATCTGAAATTTCTAGATTGCTCCCAGAAGCAAGTACAAAGGATTCTGGGAGAGAATCAAATAACTTCTTATCGGCTGCGGTTTGTACACCTGCCGCTTTATTCGTCGCAGGAGGTATATTTAGATGACGTATAGCATTTTCAATGGGATTATCTTCATATACTCCAGTATCGGGATTTATAGTAGATAAGTCCAAATAAATATCTACCATGTTATGGCGTTGAACTCTTCCATTAAAACCTCGAATGATATTTGGGGGAAGAGAATCAAACAATTTCTTATCTGCAGCGGTTTGTACACCAGCTTTTTCTGCAGTAGAAGCAGGTAAAGTAATTGGATTCTGTTCTACTGTACCATCTTCGATTACAGTTTTAGTAGCAGCAATGCCTATTGAAGTCTCATTTGGAGTTACATCCCCAAGAGCAAAGTTAACAGTAGTAATTCTATCTAACTCTACCTTATCCTTAGCAGTCATCGTACCGGCTTTAGTATCTGATGCCTGAGGCAAATCAAAGGTTTCTGTAGTATCAGCATTCAGACCATTATCCTTAGTTACGGTTACGGTTACTTTACTTGCATCGGAATCAGCCGATATATCTGTAAGGGCATTTTCATCCAACCCATCCAACTTAATCTTATCTGCTGCAGACATGACTCCTGCAAGAGATTGGGTTACCGGGAGAAGTTCTTTAATGGCCTCATTGGATTCTCCGTATTGGTTGTTAGAAACGTCCTTAGTAGAAGTATTTACCTTGAAAGTAAGTTTAGAGTCATCTCTACTTATTTCACTTACACCAGTAACCATGGTATTAGGTAAAGCATCAGAAGTTGCTTCCTCGGCTACCAACCTTTCTTCGTGATCATTGGTAATATTGGTAAATTTGTTATCCAAAGATGTATCTGCATCTATTCTATCTTGGATTTCTTTATCGATACGTTTACCAAGAGCGGTGTCTGCAGCAATACGAGCAGCTTCTTCTGCATCGATATTATCTTGAAGAACTTTATCAGCAGCCTTTCTCTCTTCACTCTCGGTATTAAGGTCAGAAGTATTCTGATCAATCTTTGCTTCCAACCGAATATCTTCAGCTTTACGAGCAGCAATTTCGTTATTTAACAGATCCGTAATGGCCGTATAATTACCATTGATATTATCCTGAATACCCTGGATTAATTCCAGGTTACGTTGGATATTAGCAGTATTCTGAGTTACCAGAGCATTAGTAGCATTCAGGGAAGTTAACAACTCTGTACGAGTTTCACTTACAAAAGTTCTCAGCTCATTTACCGTAGTAGTAAGAGTATTACTCAGGTTAGTGAATGATTGTTGTAAAGTATTATCTCCCTGTTCTCGTAAGTTCTTTTCGGCTTCAAGCTTATTCTCCAACTCTGTAAGCTTAGCAGTCATAGTTGCTGCAAAGTTGGGATCATCACCGAGAGCCTTAGCAATCTCTGCCAAAGTGTCCAATACTTCAGGGGCTGAACCAATAATCTTTTGGATTGCAGCCTCTACTTGTTCTGCATTCTGAAAGTCAGAATCGTTTAATAACTCTGATACCTTAGTGATGTAGTTTGCATGTTCTTCAATGCCATCAAGTTTAGCATATAGCAAATCCGTGAAGTCATTAGAAGAAAGTACTTTACCATCTACTTTATCTACCTTCTTATTATCCAGTGCTTGGTCGGCAGCAATCCTATCTGCCTTCTCTTGAGCAAGAGCATTACTGATAAGTGTATCTTGATTAGCTCTATCAGTTGCTTCTTTATCAATATTGGTTTGAAGTAGAGTATCTCCAGCTAAGCGGTCATTCTTTTCGGTAAGGATATCCTTATTAATACCAGCCATATCATCCTTGTGATTCTGAAGGTTGGTATCAATCTTGGCCTCAAGAGAAGTCTCTTTGGCAATTGCTCGGTCTTTCTCTGCATTAATAGCAGTAGTGTTGGCATTTACCTTTGCTTTTAGTTCATTCATAGCATCGGTATTACCTGCCTCTAGAGAATCAATACGAACTCCCAAAGCATTATCACCAGCAATACGATTTTCCTTTTCTTGTTCAAGCTTAGTGTTAATATTAGCTACTTCGGATTCCAAAGCTTGCTTGGTATTATCCAACTTAGCAGTAAACTCAGTACTCAAAGCTTTATCAGCTGCAGTACGGTCTGCTACTTCTTTATCTAAGTTAACCTGGAGAACTTGGTCGGCAGCCTTTCTTTCTACACTCTCAGTATTAAGGTCGATATTGAGAGTATCGATACGAGAACTCAAGGCACTATCAGCATTAGTACGATCAATGATTTCTTCGTTAATCATATCCTTAACTTCCTTGTAGTTATCACCTACAGTCTTAGTTAAGTTTGTGATTGCCTCTGAATTTCTTTCAATACTATGTTGGTTAGTGGCAATAGCAGTAGTATTTGCATTTACCTGCTCAGTAAGCTCATTACGCAATGTATTGATAGACTCTTGCATACTCAATGCCAAGTCTGAAATACGTTGGTTAACGTTAGCCAGACTTTGAGTATAGGCTTCATCTGCAGTCTTTCTTTCGGCAATCTCTTTATCCAAGCTAGATTGAATTGCGGCATCTGCATCTTTACGATCTTGGATTTCCTTGTTAAGATTGTCTTTTACAACTCCAAGAGCAGCATCACCAATAGCAGACTTATTGTCTACATATTCTTTCAGTTTAGTTTCAAGAGCTGTATCAGCATCCTTACGAGCTTGAACTTCAGCAGCTACCTCAGCACTGTTTGCCTCATCACCCGCAATTCGGTCTTCGATTTCTTGGTTAACCTGTTCTGTGATTGCAGCCAATTTCTTGGTAATGGTAGCAGCAAAGTTGGGGTCATTTCCAAGGGCATCAGCAATTTCCTTAAGAGTATCAAGTACTTCTGGAGCAGAACCAATAATCTTTTGGATAGCTGCATTTACCTCTTCCTCAGTTTGGAAACCAGAATCGTTGATAAGCTGAGAAAGATGCGTAATATAATTTGCCTTTTCCTCAATTCCATCAAGTTTAGCTTTGAGTATATCGGTAAAGTCATTCTTAGTCAAAGAATAGCCTTCACGTTTATCTACTTTCTTAGTATCAAGATCTTTATCACCTTTTTCTCTAGCAGCAGCCTCGGCAGCAATAGCATTAAGCAATTGCTCCTTGTCTTCTACACCCTGCTCTTTTACATCTTCGATTTTGTGTTCAAGAACTAAATCCTGAGCAGCACGAGTAGTAGCCTCTGAATCGATATTGTTCTGTAATACTTGGTCTGCAACAGTACGGGCCTGAACTTCTTTATCAATATTACCTTGAAGAGCATTATCTGCATTGGTACGGTCTGTTACCTCTTTAGAGATTTCATTGTGAAGAACTTGGTCCTCAGAATGACGGTCTACCTTCTCTTGGTCAATTTTACCTTGAAGAGCTAAAGTATCTGCCTGGCGATTAGTGATTTCTTCGTTAATCTTAGAATCCAGTACAGTATCTGCGTTAGTACGATTTGCAGTTTCTTCTGCAATCTTTGACTCAAGGGATGCCTTATCATTGATATGGAGAGTTTTAAGGTCATTTACACTTTCCTTAATCTCATTATCGGCAGCAATACGTTCATCTTTTTCCTTTTGGATAAGATCCTTGAGTTCCTTCTCAAGTTCCTCATTACTTTGATTTACCTTATCTTCAAGGTCTTTGATGTCTTCGGCATTCTTATCTACCTTCTTCTCAACTCTGTCGATTTCAGCTTTTAAGTCTGCCTTAACCGTATCAATCTTCTTATTGATTTGGTCTAACCCATATTCGAGGTTATCCTGAACTGCGGCTACTGCAGCACCCAAGGCAGCTTCAGCTTCCTTAGCCCGATTAACCTCTTCAGTTAAGGCAGTACGAAGGTCGGTTAATTTATTAGTGATAGTAGTTGCAAAGTTGGGGTCATTACCCAAAGCTTCTGCTAACTCTTTAAGAGTATCAAGAGCATCATCTGCACCATCAACCAAATCACTAATCATCTGTTTAACTTCTTCCTCAGTTTGATACTTTAAGTCATTTTCAAGCTGAGATACCTTAGTGATGTAGTTTGCATGTTCTTCAATGCCATCAAGTTTAGCTTTTAACTCATCAGTGAAGTCATTCTTAGATAAGTCATATCCTTCCTTCTTATCTACCTTATTTTTGATAGAAAGTACGAAAGCCCAGAACTCATTTATAGTTCCCCCAAAGCCAGCACGAACAAAGTCATCATAGTAACCCTGTAACAACCGCTGGTCAATCTCTTCGCAGGTGTAATATTTACTTACATACATATTTATAAAATTTAAGGATTAATTACTGAACGTTGACGACCCAGTAAGAATTCCGAATCTATATCCCTGAATGGTTCTCCCTCTGAACCACAGAAGGCATTCATTGGTATATTCGGATTTTCTGGATCTACATCTCCACCGTCTTCTATATCCCCCCGTATGCAAGCATAATCGGGAAGCTTATTTACACGGAATTTCATTACCTGGCCTATACCAGGATGAGGTATTATTTTATCCCAGATATCACCGAAGTAATCTTGAAAGCAGGTGACAAATTTGTTTCCGGTCATCGATTGAAATGCCGTTACATCGTTGCCATTACCTTTCATTTCAATATGAACTCCAGATGTACCATTAAGGATAACCAGATTACTATCAAACCAGATTCCACTGGAGGTAGTAATTGGGGTCCACCTCAGTACTAACATCTTTGCCATACACTTAATGTTTTATTCTACAAATTCAATTTTGGTATCTCGGTCTCTCTTTAGGATAACCATGAAAACTAGGGCCTCATCCTTTGCCTGAGCAGTTTGAGTGTCACCGGATGGTTTATACGTTATACCATTGATTACGAACCTATCTTGTTCCCAATTAAAATCCCAATATCCCTCAGAGGTAAGATAACCAATCTGTTCTATATAAGATTTAGAAATTAGTATTGATAAGTTTTCATCGTCCAATTCTCCAGTTACTGTAGCCTTATTAATTGGCCAGTTTCTGAAAGCATTGTAGTAACATAATGCCTCGATTTGGATATTGTAATACTTGGGTATACTATCTTCGGCATGACTGAGAAGTTGGTTAACATTTTTTGCCCAAGTTATGGTTTGTCTACCAGCATCCCAATCCAAGAAATCGGTGATAATTTTCTTGTATCTATCCCAAGAGCGGTTCTTTACCATTCTCCATGGTTCTTTTGTCATAGTTTAGTTAAAATTGAGTCATTACCACCCTTTACTGGTGTACTTGGGTTAGGCCCATCTAATATACCAGGTTTTCTTCGGTTAACTACCCTTGGTATTACAGTTCTGAATACTTCATCACAGAACGGTAAGTAGATTTCCAACCGTGAAGCTAACATACAAAGGTTCTTTCTTAATTCATCTATTAATCCACCAGGTTGCATTGCTTGAGAAAGTGTTTTCCATAGGGAACTTGTAGCATCTGCCAAGGTATCATAATATTGCACTTCAGTAGGCCCAGTAGTGATTTGTTTAATTCTATCACCTCGGGCAAGTTCTGGTTTAGAGGTACCATCACCGGTTTGTTCTTTGGTAGAAGTTAATTGACTTAAATATTCAGAAGTACTCGTTAATAAGTTAAGTATCTTCACATTAAGAAAATCCCATGCTGCCAATTCCATTATTAATTGGTTTTCTAGTGCTTCATACCATAATTCGTCAGTATATTTATCTGGTGTAATTGTATGATTTACTAGAGGTCCAATATAATATTGCCACTTGGTGATGTAAATGGATTTATCCTCTCGTGTCATACCATCGGAGATTTCTGATGGAATATAATGGTCAATTAAATTATATATTGTATCGGCTAATGCCGTATGCCCATAATCACAAACTACCAGAGTCTTATCTACGGTGATATCTAAACCATTCGAGTTAGTTACATGTAGGGTTACTGTATAGAAACCGGGAGCTTCATAAGAATAGGAAACATGTCTTCCACCATTGAAAACCTCTCCCTTATCATCGCCAAAGTCCCAGTCAAAAATAGATTTGGCCGGGACTTTGGATATGACTCTGAATGAAACTTCCAGACCTGACGTAACGTACAAAAAGTCCAGATTATTTTTCATATTAGTCTGTCTTATGTAATTTTCATATATTAACCTTTAGAAGAAGATTCAAATTCTTCCAGCAAAGCCTGGAGAAGTGTTTCTACTGTATCATCTTTCTCGGCAACGATTTCATGTAAACCAGCTACCAGCTTCAGTTCTTCAAGAGAATATCCCTTTGAAAGCTTTTCCAAAGTCATGCCCTTTTTAAACTGGGCATTTAACCTCTTGTCCAACTTTTCGATGTCAGCCTCCGAATACTTTTCGATTTCCGATTTATCAGCAATGATAATCAGATGACCCGAAGCAACAGCCTTCTGAATTTTCGGTGTACGGAATTGACGACGAGTGAGTTCTTTTTCTTCTCCTCTACAAATGGTAATACCAGTTGATTGGTCATGAAAACTGTAAGCTCTTGGTCCCACAGTTAATGTGTATTTATTATCTTTAGCCATATTTCCTAAGATTAAAATAAAAGGATTAAAATAAAAGTTGATTAAAGAGGGGATGGGTCTTTTTAGTTACCCACCCTCTCTGGGAATTTATATAGATGAAACCGGACGTTCTTATTCAAGATTAACCATCAGGTAAGGATCTATGTTCATGAATTCTGGGAATCCGAATTCGGAGAACTTCTTATCTGCAGCCAGCAACAGAGCAGCATCTTGGTACATCTTGGAGAAGCCAGTAGTTAAGCTTGCATAAACAGCCTCAGTTTGGTTAGAAACGATTCTTTCAGATTCCAACATCAATTGACGAGCGGTAAGCTTAATCAAGGCAGCAGATGTATCAATTAACAATAATTGCTGATCTGGAGTGCCCGGGTGAATATAGAAGTCAGCATTCTTGGGAACCGGAGACTTCACATTCAGTGTAGCTTCAGTTGTACCAGAATGACGATCTTTGAATTCTGGCAAGTTCAACATTTCAATTGCCTGATCTTCACCACCAATCATAGTAGTAAAGTTACGTCCCATACGAGCAGCACGAACCCAAATATGCAATAGATCCTTGTAAGTAATGCCATTGGTTGTTTCGTATACACCAATTACTGGGGCAGACTCAGAGCCATCAGGGTTGTTACCATTGATAGCCACGTCCATAGCCAGAGTATCCAAAGCATAACCCAACTGAACACCAAAGTCACGAAGATAGATCCCCAAGACATCGAGTGAAACATAGTTACGAACTTCATCAGTAAGTTTGAAACCTTTTCCGATTTTGAAGAGGCTAACTGATTTTTGTCCGAAACTAACATCACCCAAGGGAATAGTTTCTGCTTCGTTAACCTTTGCAGGAGCAGCATCCGACATATTAACCATCGGCATAATTGCTTGCAATCCGTTAATGGGTTGGTCTGAAGCTATGATGTTCGGATAGAACGGTGCTTGATGCATACCCAGAGTGATAGCAGCACGGATAATCTCCGGAACAATCCAACGGATATTCTGCTGAGGCATAGTAAAGATGTTCTGCATGGTATCAACCTTTGGATTGATGCCCACCTTTTCGAAGAGTTCATCCTGTGAAATTCCCCATTTACCTGTAACCAATTCTTCAAAGGTTACTTCTACAGGCTTCTTATCCTGTGAACCGGAACGAACAGCTTCCAAGCTTCTTACCATTTCCGGCAGCTCATTCATAAAGTCCTGAGCCTTCATTTTTGTAATATCAATCTTATTTTCCATAACTTTCTTTTCTCTTATTTAATGAGTACTTGGATTACCTCATTTGCCTCTTCTGCAGGATTGAGGGCAATGAACGGAGTTGAAATACCTTGATTAGCCTTAACGAAACGGTCGTTAAGCAATTCTCCATCGGGAGTTACATAGCCAGCTTCGATAGTTCCGTTTGATACCCAGTTACAAATCATATAACCTTCTACAGCCACGGTTACTTCTACTGGGAAGTTTCTTTGAGGCTGATAAGCCGGGTTAACGTTATCCGTTACTGCCACACCCAAGTAAACTTGAGTAGACGGGTCAGTACAAGGGTAGATCAAACCGTCTTCATTTAAAGCTACCGGCATACCTTGTACAATTTTCTCTCCAGCTTTAACATTGAAAGCCTGATGCAATTTGTGGGATTCACTCTTGTAAATCACCGCTCTCGGAGTTCTTTCCCCAAAGAGAGTAAGTTGCTGAGGATCGTTTACGATTTTCGTTGTTTCCATAATGCGGATATTTATATAATAACTTATTTAATTTTGTTTCGATACAGATTATCGATCACATTCTTAGTACTCGGTAATTCGGAATTCTTGGTTGTGTCTAAACCGTCGGTAGTTTTTTTACCTTGAGTATCATCTTCAGTAACTGAAGAAGCCCGGTTAACATCCTTAGAACCACACTTAGAGCAGGTGAGAGGGAACTTCTCTTCCAAGCGAGCTTGGTAATCCTTAGTCAAGGAAACAAGAGTAGTAATACCAGTTGTTTCTGCATTAAGCATTGTAACAATGGTTTCATCAGCATTATCACCCATCAACTTTTTGTAGGTTGCTACTGCATCTTCACGAAGAGAAGCAATATGATTCTTTCCTACAGTTGCCATCTCTTTCAGATTAGCCACTTCTGCATTCAGGTTAGTAACCTGTTCCGTAAGAGAATTTTTCTCTGTAGTAAGGTTATCTACTGAAGTTTGCAGTTCATTTCTGGATGATACCAAACTTTGAATGCAGGCAACTACTGTTTCCTGATTCATTTCTTTACCTTCCTCAAGGGTAAGCAGATTATCCCCGAAGAGGCTCTCTAGAAATTTTTGTAATTCGTTCATACTATTTTTTTCGTTTGATTGATTATCCTTGGCATCATTATCATTAAAAGAACCTTGAGTATCGTCCTTTTCTTGATAAGAAGTTAGGTCAGATTTATAATCGGTAAAGAAGTATTGCTTCGATTTATCGTCTCTGTATTCTTCATAAGATGCCCAAGTTCTTTTAGCAAAGGTAGGATTAATAATCTTACCATCAGAACCGATTTTTTGAGCAAAAGAATCAGCTCCATGAGATACCAATGAAGTCTCCAGGTAACGAACTATCTCAGTAACTATTCTACGTACCATCACTCCCTTAGAATCATAGGTACCGAGTTTCTGATAGAATTCGTTATCCTCCATTTGAGGATGTGATTTATCCCACTTGAATTGTACTGTGACAGAGTTACTGTGAATTGATGGTGGTTCCATAAGTATACCTCTAGCAATCCTTGGATTGGCTTTACCATCAATTTTCAGAATACCGTTGATACCTGCAGGTATAGTGAAGCTTCCATCTTTGTAAGACTCCTGCCACATTACCTGAGATACAGCACCGATAGCATTACCTATGTTAGTTTCATGGTCACAGTTTACTGTTTGACCAAGTAACATTTTCATAGAAGCTTTCAATACTCCATTTTGACCAAAGTCTGTAGGGTTCCAATTCTTAGATACAATCGTTTCCGAAAGTAATCTGAACATAGGTTCAATAAACTCTTCATCTTTAGGAGTTAATTCTGATTTATCCAGGTTAGGGTAATAGGTATTATAATCTATATCCCCTCCCCAAAATCCAAATTGAGCAATGGAGTCCGGTGTAGGATTCTTCCATTTATAGTAATTCTCTGAGAAAGTCTGGGCTCCCACTGCTTCTGGTATATAACCAGCCATAATGGTATGGCCTTGACCTATCACCATAGAATCAAGATGCTCTTTGTTTTTCTTTGTAAATTTACTCATCTTGGTTTAGTATTTTGGTCTCCTCGAGAAGGAGCCGGGTTATTCTTATCTCTTGACCTACGAGCAGATTGATTTTTATCATCCTGCCTTTGTTTCTTTTTAGTTCCCTCTTGAGGCTCTGAATTACCACCTTTAGCAAATTGATCTTCCAATGAAACTCTTGGTTCTTTCTCATCCGGGGAATCATAGCCCATTGCCCAAGCATACTGTTCTTGGCTAATAATACCAGCCTTATACAGTAAGTCAAGGTTCTGTATCTTATACTGAAGACCCTGTTGGATTTTAACTTCATCAGAAATTGTAGAAGTTCCCCAATCAATCTTCATTCCCTTATTATTAAATCCTGCCAAACGCAGTTCTAGAGAATAAAGTCGATCTAATACATAAGCTACGAGCATTTGGATATTTTTTAACTGGCTAATCATCTTAGACAGCATTATACCCGTTGCACCTTCACCAGTAGTAGATGATACCCCAATGATAGAGCCATTAACTCCCAACCCATTTGCTACAGATTGTTGGTTCATATTCCAAGGCTTCTCGATATTACCGAGTTCCTTAGTAGTAGAGTTAAGTTTGAATTCATGGTCATCTATGTAACCAGCAACTACTCCATCCTTCATACCCTCTTTAACATTACGTTTAAGGATATTAAGTTCATGGTATAATCGGGATTCATAAGCTTTTATACTCTCATTTGGTCTTTGTGGAGATTTCTGCATCTTAGCTTCTAAGAAACCAACCATACCACAAATCTCCATGATATGTTTGAAGTTAATCTTCATATCATTTTGTCCTTTGAGAGAATCCAATGCAGGCATAAATGGAGGAACTCCATAAGGTTCATCGGTATCATTGAACATACCAACATAGAAATAGGTTTCTGGGTTAAGCTTAATGTAATCTTGTTGCTTAACAAAGAAATTCATATTCTTTTGGTAAGGAGCATACACCCCATTTAATTCACGTTTAAACTTGATGTGTTCTGGCTTAAGGAATAATACAGTAGCCAAACCATCAAGCTTATCATTTGGTACTCCTTCTACGGATATTGCCCCACTTACAAGAAGTTGAACAATCATTTTATTAACTAAACCATCTATACCAGCAGTATATCTGGTCCATCCCTTGGTGGCTTTCTTAAGATGTTCTCTCATCTTTGAAGCCTCTTCATCGGTATTATTAGGGAAAGTTACTGTATGACTGGTGTTAGCTAACTTAAACATATCTTGCAATGCAATGCCCATATCAGGATTTACCTTATATAAATCCCGAATTAAAGGTATCACATCAACACGAAAAGAGGGTTCAACTAATTTAGTCAACCCTTGTAATGATGTAATTAAGTTATCGCTATCATCGTCAACTGAAACCCTACCAGGCGAAATCGATGTGGCAGGCTTTTCCTCTTTATTAGAGGATGTACCATTCTTGGGAGGGTCCTTCTTACGTCCCCAACCCCAACTAAAATTGAAGTACTTTTTCATCTTGGTTGTACGATTACGTTAGTTTTTCCTTTCCTTATGTGATTACATATTGCTTTTCCAAAGATATCATCATCGGCATATACATCTCCTTCAAGGTCTACATCTACAGCTGAATTGTTAGCCCTATGTTTACCCATTGCAACAGGTCTACCTAAACCATCATAAATGAAGGTATAAGCTTCTTGTACAAAGAATGGGTCCTTAATGATTACGTGATCTAATCGAATATCTTCTTCCAAGTTTTCTATTATCACTGAACGATTCTTTTGGGTGGTTAACCAACCAGGGGATTTATCCATTTCAGGTCTACTTTTACCTTTTTTCTTCAGCATCTTCTGGTAGTAGTAAAGGTTAGGGTAGCCTTCGTCTTGAAGCTTAGAAGTTACTGATAAACCAACGTCATTGGATTCTGGAGCTATTACTGCCCAGTTAAACAACTTCCCAGTATCACCAAGTAACTTAGCATAAGCTCCCACTGCCATTCTTCCCTTATATACTACTTGTTCTTCTCCTAGCTTATCCATACAAGTAAATGAAGAGTAGTCAGAAGCTCTACCAGTTGAAACGTCTGCACCAATGAAATATTCTTTATCTGATTCGGGTTCACAGAATTGTCGGTATTGACCATTAAATCTCTTCTTAATAACTGGGTAATCACTAAGGCAGTCTTCGATAGCTTTAATATCGGCTAAGTCGAAGACTGTATTACCAGATGATAAGAAGTCACCATCAATTTCTTGTGCAGTTCGTTTTGCTCCCAAAGCAGAAGACATTTGGTTATACCAATTGATATCTCGTTCTGGGTGCATTTGCCAGTATAATCGAATTGGGTTAAAAGGATTACCTCCTGCAATGGCATCTACCCAAGTTGAGTGATAGAAATTACCAACTCCATAGGGAGTGGAATTGACGATGGCAGCTCCACCAGTGGAAAGAGTAGGGAATGCAGCAGCCCAAATTTGAGCAGCCCATCTTACTACTGCTGCCTCGTCAATTACCAGAAGAGAAAGGGATTCCGAACGACCGGCTTCGGATGATGTCGGAATTGATTCAATAAATGACCCATTATCAAATTCTATCATGGAAGCAGAACCGTATTCTCCAGCTCTACCATTGATTATGGGAGTTTGAAGGTACCATGGAAGATTCTTGTACATGAACTTAATCTTCTTAAGCACCTTCTTAGCAGTTGTGTCTTTGATAGAGATAATGTTTATCTTTTTGTTGGGATGGTACATCGCCAACCAAAGACAGTACATTGAAATAAGTTCTGTAATTCCTGCCTGACGGAACTTGAGAATGATATTGAATCGTTGGGCAATGAAATTGTAGAGAACTGATTTCTGAAATGGGTATAAATCAAATCTTACCTTTCCTCTTACTGGATGTATCACATAGCAAAAAAGGCTAAAAAAGAAAACATCACTAGAAACTCGGGATAGGTTTGATAGCTCCTCCCGAGTTAATGTAGTTCTAGTTTCTGAGATAGTCTTTGCCATTACTTAAAAGTTATACGTTATTTGAAATTCGATGTCAGTACCTATACCAGATTTTATCTTTGGGTAGTAAAAGGTATTGACTCCGAATTTGTAATTAAATCTCTTAGTCTTGATTGAAAGACCAGCTCCCATATCGAAGAGATTATTGAAGGGTCTGTATTTGCCATAGACGTATGGACTAAGTGATAACCTTGCAACTTTCTTTCGAGTTAATTGACCTTCATACCAGTTGTAGTTGTACTTATCTAAATCGATTGGGAATAGTCTAGTTGAATAAGTGTTAGTCTCCTTATTGAACAGACTTAAGTTCAACTTATCTTTCTTCAAAACGATTTGAACCAGGGAATCTTGGTTACTGATAACTGGCTGCCTTAGTATGGAATCAGGAAAGAGAGTTGGCTGCTTATTACCATGAACTAAGATTTTACCTGGTTCAACTTTTTCTGAGTACTTCTTCTCTGGTTTGAAGGGTTTCTTTGTGTATACTGTATCTGGGATTCCATTGACCGCTTGTTCCAGGGAATCAACCTCTCGAGAAAGTTTGTAATTCCTGAAGCAAAGGTAAATAGTAAATCCTAGAAGTACAATAAACAAGGCCCTCTTAAATGTCTTCATACTTGATGAATTTCTTAATCTTACTCTTCAACCAATAGCGTTCTACTGAACTTAAGTTTGACTTAATAATGTGGAACTTGAATTGAAAAGTACGATTGGTTTCAATAATCTCAAAACGTATTGAAGGTAAATTCCGATAGATAACCCGAAAGAACTTAATGATGTTATTAATGTTCAATTCGGTAATTAGGTACTTTGCATTAATCATTCTCATAATTCGGTGTATTAAAGTTTTTCAAATCGAAATAGTCGTACGCTTTAATGATACTATCTATCGGTAATCGCTTAGCGATTACCTTTATCGAACGAAGTGAGATAATATCCAAATATACTACTTACGATATGATATATGAATAGCTATATATACGCAGATAAATATATAGATATATATACGTAGTATATTATATATCTATATATTTCAAGGTACCCCAGAAACTTATATATAAGACTTTATATATAAAGCTGAAACTCATGGTTTCTTGGTATTTGCCTTTTTGAGGCATTCCTTAAACCAATAACCTATTTCACCTACTGCCCCTTTGGCAATTGTGTATCTTGCCTTGTTAAGCCAATAATGGTGATCCTTAAAATCCTTTTCAGAGGTACCCTGGTTTTCATGAAGGTAAACTTTGAATTTATCAGGGAATCCCATAATTGCCTTGAAGTCTTCGATTCCCAAAGGGTAGCCATCAGGTCTAAATTGCCTATCTGCAGGTCTGAGGGTTAATGGGGGTTTATCATACTCTAATCGATATACTCCCGGGAGAGTACTCATCTTTGCAGTTTTGATAGGCCATTTCTTTTCATCTTTGAAATCTCTAACCCAAAGTCGATGTATCTTTGCTACTGTGAGATTTTTCTTCTCAGGGAGTTTTCGATAGTCATACATTGCCAGAGTTTTACTCATGAATGGAATCTGGTTAGTATTATTTTCCTGAGAGAATGTGAGTGGTTTAAGTAGATTTCTAGTAGTTGTTGGAGTTTTTACTTGGAATACTTCATCAAAAGCATTCAAGTATTTCTTACCGGTCTTTTTATGTACTCCAATGATGAGTAAACGCTTCCTTGACTCCTGAGAGTTTCCATAGTCTAAAACAGACCTTTCGTGAAAAATAAGTTTATAGTCTTCAAAGGTTTTTTGAAGATATTCTTTTGGGAGCAAAGATAGCAAACGAGGTAAGTTTTCAATAAGAAATATCTTAGGTTTATAATGTAAGATTGATTGAATTACTAGATTCAGGGATTTATTCTCTTGGGGATTGCCCAATTCTTTTACTTTTGAAAGCCTCATAATAGAAGATGCTCCACAGTCTGGACTTGAAAGTATAATGTCTGGCTTACAATCTGGGAGGGTTTCATCTTTATAATAGGGTATACCACCAAAGTTCAATTTCCACTGCTCTAAGCCTTTAGTATAAAATACTCCTCGAGTTTCTATATTAGCTATCAAATTCTTTCTAAAAGGGAACAAAAGGATGCCTGCACCAGCAGACACCCCTAATACTTTTAATTTTTTCATTTCTTGTAGCTTCTCAATTTAATGTACTTAATCCAAGCAAATGGCTTACGGTCTTCCAAATAACTCAGATTCTTATCATTGTTGTGAGCTTCTTCTTCGAAACTTACATCATGATACCTTTCATTCTGTTTATCCCACTTGGCAAAGCACCTGATGATTATGTATTCGATAATATACCAGAGATAGAAGAATCCAAAAACCAGGGCCACTACCCACCAGAAGGATATATCAAAGGATAACCAGAGTATGATACCGAGTATCAAACCCGCTATACTACACTCAATCTGCTGTATCTGATGAATACACTCATGATTGATATCATCAGGTTTACACTCTTCTATTTTGTGTTTGAAGAACGAGTTATACACCAGAGTAATTGCTTTGTAACTGGGGAAAAGGAATACCTTTGCTACCCAGCTGTTAAAGTGACATCTTTTCATAATTTATCTTTGAAGTTTTCGTAAGCATTTCTTAGTTTTTGGTCGTAGGCATTCTGGGCATATCCAGGACCATTGTATTTTCTGGCAAAGCCAGCCCAGTCCTTTTCTTTGAGATTACTCAAACAACCAGAGTTTTTCATGAAATAATACATGAGTTCTAGTTGATTTGCATGAGATTCCGACACTTTGTGAACAAATTCGAAGACATCTTTACACCCACAGAGGTTGTGATTGAAACCCATAATCTGGAACATACCCCAACTTGCAGACTTCAATGCACATTCTTCGTCAATTTCTTTGGCTAATTCGAGTCTTTTGTACTCGTGTACACCTCCCAAGTACTTCGATTTATCCCATTTAGGGAAGAAAATCGTAGAATATCTCTTACAAAGGTAAGCTAAATCTCTGTCAGGGAATTTCTTATGTACTTCTTTGTACATAATGTGACCCTCAAAGAGAATTTGAGGCCTACCATCAGCTAAAAACCCATCTCTACCTGCTGCTTCTACCAATTGAACAGCCTTCAATAGAGCAGGTTCTAGACCTAAGCGAATAGCAAGGTCTTTAATCATTTCATTTGTTAGTTTATCCATAACTTATCAGTTTTAATGGTCCAATTTTAGTAACAAAAGTATTGCTTATAACCCATTTTTAGGATGTTTCGAGGTTCTATTATCATATATAACTTATAAAATAATGCAATATGGACTATAACTTATAAAATAATGCAATATGGACAAGAAAAATGAGTGCCAGATATGTGGCAAGCCCATTAATTTAGAGGAATTCGATGAAACTAGAGAGATTCCCCAACTTATGGCAAGAAAACAAGTTTGTTTTAAATGTGCTTTTTGGTTTAATCGATTAGCTTATGATAAAGAACTTGAAAAAGAGAAGAAAATTGCCGTAATTACTCCCGATTATTCCCATTGGATAACTAGAATACCGGGAAGTATTCTAATGGTTCCTTCGGCTTTCGGGGGAATTTACCAAACTAAACTCCAACCAGTCAACACTCTTGGTGTTATAGATGAAGATAAAGAGAAACTTTTCATCATCCGTTATAATAACATCACTCATCAAGGCACTATACCAGAACATCTAAGAGATGCTTTTAAAGTAAACGGAATATTTCTATCTCCACAGGAATACAAAATGCTAGAGGATTACCGGGGTAATGCCTATGAATTTATTAAAAATAAAATAGATAATGCAATAAACAAAGAATAATTTCGTATATTTGCATAAAGAAAATTTCTAAATAAAATAGATATGAAAAAAGAAAAGAAAGAAATCAAAAAGCTCAAAGAAGGTGATGAAGTTATCTTCGTATTATTAGGAAGACCCATCACAGAGAAAGTAACAGTAGAATCTATTGATAAGAAAGGTGGATTTGCAATGCTTAGTAACCGGGTAAAAGTTGCAAGAACTCTCGGTCCAGATAATACATATCCAAGATTGGATGGGCAAAAGGGTGAAGTTCTTCCTATTACGGAAGAGAATGAAAGAATATTCCTTGCATACAAGGCTTATTTCTCGATTAAGAGAAATATAGAATTCCTTGACAAGGAAATAAATAATATGAAAGATACAGATGCTTTCGATATGATTCTTGAATTTGATAAGAAACTTACCAAGATTATTAACAAATACTTCAGAGAACAGTGATTACGGTATTAGCTATAATTTACTTGGTATGTTTGCCATTCACGGTATTCTTCGTAAGGGTTTGCTTAGATTATTTACCGTACACTCATAGGGTTCATTCCCTGATATTATTTATATCGGTATGGATAGTATTACCTCTATTTCCGATTTACCTATTAACCAAGTACCTAAAACATAAGTTGCTATGAGATTCTTTTTTGATAGACACGGTGATTATGCTGGGACATCAATGCAAGGGTGGGAGATACTTCTCCTACTCTTATTCCCAGTTACTTTAATAATCTTCTTCGTATTCTTACCTTTCTTCATATTATATAAGTATGATTCTAGAGAAGAAGATAAAAAATACGAAGAAGAACATCCAGAAATACTAAAAGTAGATTCTTATATTACCTGCTGGTATCCATGGCATAGATATTCTGTTGCATATACACTGGCTCTTATATTCTGGGTAATTGCTTTTATAATTGGGATATTATCTTAATACAGGTATTAAGTTAGGGCTGCCCCCAATAAAAATTCAAATCTAATGGATATTTTTTAGTGGGGTTAAACCTACTGGAGAGTATAGGAGTATCACTGCTAGCAGAGGGAGTTGAAACTTTTGTAAGAGTATAGGAACCCAATCCAGTTGTTTTTATTGTAAAGTATGAATTACTTGGTAAATTGTAGCTAGGACTAAAAGCATTACCATTCTTATCAAGGCAGTACCAAGACAACATGTCCCAATTTCCCGGGTACAGGTTATCAATATAGACATTAATAGCATATCTATTTTGATTTACTATCCAATTCTTATCATCTTTGTTACTATTAGCCATAGATCCCTCTTCGCCACTAATATTGGTAGTAACATAAAAAAAAGCACTCATGTCTACTCCATTGATGGTTATAGGATTAAAATGTATTTCCCAATATTCTTTTTCTTCGGGAGTAGTAAGGTGTAGATTTATTTTATTACCAGATTCATTTTGTGTAAGTATACAAAGCCCAGAAGTACCGTCATCTTGTGCAGTAATCTGAATACTATTGTTACTTTTGTCTTCCTCCAGAACATAGTCCGGGGTATTGATGCTAGCAGAATAACCAACTTCAATAACCCCGGACAATTTGTCATTTACATACTTACTCTTTTGAGATTGTATTGTCCATCTCTCAGAGTTTCCCTGTTTTATTTCTGCATATACATCTTGGGTAGATCTTCCCCCCCCTCCCCCTAATTTAAGAACTTTATTTTCCATAATATATAATGTTTTTAGATTGATACTGTTCCTCCTGCACTTGGTACTATAAATGACCCCTCTAATATCCAGGTAGCACCTGATCTAGTATATACAGCTACTTTATCTCCAGTAGTACATTCTATTCGAGAACCAGGTTCTGAGTCATTGGCATAGAATGGAATCTCCATAGTAGTAGTACTAGTTGCTGAGAGACCCTGTATATACGCCTTATCTGAAGATGGTGTAT